ATTTGGTCGTTGGGTCTTTTAGACCGGCTTCAATGAGGAGTTTGCCGACAGCGATGGCGGAAATACCGAACTTCTTACCTAACTCCGTTTGGTTGCTCCACACTTGGCTGAACTTCTTGTGTTTGTTTTTCTTGCTCATTGTTCGATCCAATTTGTAATGTCTTTGCTAGTTTCTTCTTGTTTTTGCTGCCCTTTGGACGCACATTGAACGGCAAAGCGAGTATTTCCTCAAACTTTATTCTCTTCCTTTTCAGGCATGGCACATCAGCATTGCCATAGTAGAGGTAGTCGTAAATCATCTTAACCTCTGAACGAGACTGAAACCTCAACTTAGCTACAGCAGTGTATGGCTCTGGTTTACGACGAGTGCCAAGAGCATTTGCAATACCATTCAACAAGTCAAATGTTCCTAAGAAATACGTTTCTACATTGTAACCATTGTTACGTCGCTTATCTTTTCTCCAATGCACACAACCATCACCATCAAGAACGCCTCGCACGAAATCAGGATAATACCTACCTTCAAGTAACTTCGGGAATGTCGTAATAAGTGTCTTATGATGAACCACCCCATACTTCTTCACATCCTCAATCAACTGCCTACGATCAAACTCAATACGATAAATCGAGTTGCCAGCGTCGGTCAAACCACAATTGTATATGCCGTATGTTGAGTCCATCATATCTCGGACTTCTTCTAACAAATCTCTGTCGATCAACTTGAGACACAGTATTTCACGTCTATCGCTCTTGTGCGTCAAGTAGCCATCTGTAACAAGCAGCCCAAGGACATACGCCATCTGTGAATTTTGCTCAGAAAAGAAATTCTCATTCACTTCACAGTAGCCATTGCCTTGACACTTCCGACTACAGAATTTACCACGTTTCGGACTTTCATTGAGCCGCCACTGTGGTATCAAAAACTCTTGTTGACACTTTTCGCAAATACGAGTCATCCAAGCAGTTCTATCAACCATCTCAGTCGTGTGTACTCTGGCGTTGTCGCCACCTTTCAGTCGTTCAACTTCTTCAATTGGCACACGCCTCTGATTGCCGACTGTTCTGACTGTTTTGAGTTTTCCAGCCGCATCCCAATTTCGTAGCGTCTTGATTGATACCCCTAACTGTTTGGCGGCTTCTGCTAAACCTACCTGCATGATGCTCCTTACGCATTGATTGCCTATTATATCATAGTAAAGTTGCATCATTTTCTTGGCAGGTTTTTCCATCTTTCTTGGAAAATCTTGTAAGCCGTGCTGAGAAACAAGTGAACAGACTCAACACATCCTGCACTAATTCCTCATTGTCGTCCTTGGTAGCCTTCTCGTCCAGAAACTCAATCATGCAGCCCAACCCCTTGAAGAACCGCATCAAGAACTTGAACCCGTATCTGGCGAGCCGGTCCTTGTACTCCACAACGATGTGGTTCACTTCTTTCTTGAGAACGGCGTCAATCAGTTTGTGCAGTTTGGGTCTGTTGTCATTGAGTCCAGAACCGATCTCGGAGAACTCTTTGACATTGGCGTAGCCCTTGTCATGACAGTGCTTTTTGAGCCGTTCTACTTGTCGCTCAAGGTTCTCTTTTTGTTTAGCGGTTGAGCAACGAGCGTAGTAACAATACCGTTTCTCTTCCTTCACTTCGTGAATGGTCAGTAACTTTTGTATGTCGTCTTCCAACCAGCGACGATGCCCGCCGACAGTGCGGTGGGAAGTCAAGACTTTTTTGTTTTCCCAATCAATCAGGCTGTTATGGGCGATTTTGTACTTTTCTTGAATTTCTCTTGCTTTCAGTAACATTCGGTTTCACCAATTCATTTCGGATATTGGTGAGCCACATCACAAAGTCTTCACGGTTTGGCGTTTCCTCCCACGGTTGGTCAAACTCGATCCTTTCACCGTTCACAACGGCGAATTCTTTGGTCAGTTCGCTCACTTCTACCTCTAATATAGTCTTCATCAGTATTTTTCTCCAAAGCATTTAGTCGATTTCATGCGATTTTGGTGGATTTTCAGGAAGCAGTTTTTCCTCCTTTTTCAAATATTTCTTTAACGTCTTGAAATTTACGTCTTCTTTTCTCACCAAATTTCTTATTTCCACATCCACATCTTTTCCCACATTGAAAATCATGATATTTTATCAATGAAATATTACCGCAAGAACATTTATATTCAATTTTAGTTCGATTATTTTCGTATTGTGAAATCAATTCACAACCTTGTTCTTTGAAATATTGTTCTACGTATTCATGTGTTAATTTTCTTCCCATATACTAACATAGTAACACGGATGAATTTCTTCCAAATTATTACATAATTTATTTTCCTAATTGTAAATAATGTTAACTTTATTCTTTCATGGGAGATATCAAAATGGGCACGGCCAGTTCTGTAACGGGTGTGGGTCAAGGAAGCGCCGATAAAAAGGGTCATAAGGGTTCAGAGCATCTATTCGTAGGTGTAGAGAAGCTTATTGGCACACGAGTTGTATATTCAGGAGCAGTCACTCTTACGGGTGCTACTTTGGCAGTTGCGTTCGGGAAGACTCTTCCTGGCGTCAACGCTGACTATATTGTTCTTTGCAATGGTTCTTCGGCTTATGCTTTTGCATCAGCAGTGACCACAAGTGGGTTCACAGCCAACGGGACAGCAGGTAACACTGTTGTATTCGCTGTAGTTCGTGTTTCCAATGCAACAGTTGAAGTCAACTGAATTTAGTCGAATGAAAAAGAAAAAGCCCGGCATTGCCGGGCTTTTGTTTTTAATTTGATGACGGTCTAAACCTATCGATATTGAATCCTTTGAACTCTTGATCTTCTTGAACAAGTGCAATCTGGTTCACCAAATGTTCCATGAAGGTCATTTGTGCAGGGCTAAAGGAACCAAATCCGGCGCGCATGAGGTTGAGTATGTTTACGGCGGCTGCTCCACCAACCCATGTGCCATCTGCGTTCGCTTGAATGTTAAACTTTTGACAAATTAGACGCCAAATTTCATTCCATTGTTCGGCATGAACTAGGTCTTTATAGACACGTTTGTCTTCCAATTTTGCAATCTTTTGCGATTGGGCACTTAGTCGCTTTGACAAGTTTCCAAAGGCAACGACTATAGCAAAACAAAACCCAATTGCTACAAGCCCAAATCCAATCACGAGAATAAGTATTGGTTCTATCATATGTCGTATCCTTGGTCTTTGTATTGAAGAAGGATGTAGCCTTGGCAGTTGTCACCAGTTGGCGTGCCACCATATCTGTAGCTTCCTTTTCTTTTGGCTTCCAGAGCGGCGTATGCACCAGCATTCAATTTGGTGCAGACAGATACCCACTTGCCATCTGAACGAGTCTGCTGGTCGTGATATTTGCAGGCTTTAGCACCACTGTAGTAAGAACCACTCTGGCAAACGTCACGAACTTGAAGTGGAGTCAGTGCCATTTTTCTTTCTCCCATTGTCAATTATTGCGGTTTCTATTGGGAAAGAAAATTTTCCCCAATACTTTTGCCCTTCAGACAATTGCTCTGCTGTATACTTTTGAGTTATAGGTTTGAATTCTGACAAATCCAATTCTAACTTAGGACCATCTTGAGTACGTTTTTTCTTCCTAGCCATTTAAATATTCACCAGTTATAACATCCTTTAAATATTCACCAGTTATAATACCTTTAGCTGTGTCGTCTGGTGAGGAATGGTAAATTATATCACCTACTTTGAGTTTCCTAAGAGCGGCACGATAGTTAGCAATTCCTTGTTTCGCAGTTTCTTCACCGTAATCAACACAAAGAATTCTACTAACTTCATTCCAATATGCTTCAATATGCTTCAGCTTCATGTCTATCTCATTTTAGGAAGAGCGTGGCTGGATTCGAACCAGCACTTACATTGAATACCACACTTATTTTAGTGAGATATTCCTGCAAGGCTCCTGCCATCATTTCCATTTCTGGAATTAGGGAGCAAGGAACTGAAAATCATGCAGGTCGTGCTGCCTACACTACACGCTCGCAGTTTGCATCTTTTTCATATAATCAATTTCTGGCGCTAATGTCATTAGACGACACATATGTTCTTCTTCGCCAACCAAACAATCAAGGGAAGCAGCTTTTGCACCAATTAGCATTTTATTTATGTGGACAGGATATTTTTTAATGACAGCGTACATTTGTTCTTGAGTGGTTTCTTTTACGAACCTCACAACAATTCTACCTGGCACGTAATTCATTTTCAATGCACTCTTCCAGTATTTCTTCTGCTGTTAACATCTGTCGAGTCAAAATACCATCTTTCATAGATGATACCATAAATCTCTCATTCAAGTCAAGATCATCCAATGAATCACCAAAATCAGTCAAGCCTTCGATAAGTTCAGTTGCAATGCTAATCTTTAATCTCCTCAATGCTACCATCAGGCATTACGTTAAACATTTTGCCTTCTGGGTCTTGTATTGGAGTTGGACCACCGCACATGCTACAATTTCCAAGATGCGCGACTTGCCAGCCTTTATCTTGGAGACTGGATAATACTTCTAATTGTTTTCTTGTCATATTGAATCTTGAAATGGAATTGCGACTACTTGATGTTCGTCTTCATAAACTATATAACCTAGAGTTTTTGAAGTTAACATCTCAATCTGAATATTATTTCTTTCCAACACATCAGCTATTTCTCTAATCTTGCGAATGTGTAAATTAGCTGAGTCTCTGAACCAACTTATTGCTTTACACTCTGCACGTGGTTTACTAGACTTTGACAATCTTTGTGGTATTGCAAGGAAGTCATTGAACCAACCAAACAACTCCTCTAACTCTTCCTTGTCTTCTTTGTTGAATCTACCGCGATCATTTAGAAGACCGGCAGCGCGAATCACACCGAGACTTTGATGTGATTTTTTGCTTTTTAACGTTGTGACAAATCTGACATACACTTGTCGTATCTCAAATGGGCAGCGAAGGGTTCGCACCTCCGCTTGCGGTTTTGTAATGTAGTCCTTACTTGCATTCCTGTTGGACAAAATTTGCAAAGACGTTTTTACCGCCGTGCTACTATTACACTAGCTGCTCATTACACTAACTACCGTTTCAGAATAAATTGTAAACCATGCTTGTCTCATCAAATAATTACATCGATTGTACAATTCTTTAGAAAGTTTGCACAAACGTATAATTTCATCATTTCCTTTCATATAATAACGTTCAACAAATATTGCCACTTTCACCTAACTGCCCTTATTGTGCCTAAGTGATCCTTGTTCTGCTTTATCACATGCCCATGCCGCCCACGAGAATGACATGGTTAACAACCCAGCCAAAGCAATAAAAGATAAAACTTGCTCAAGAATTGAATCTCTCTGTGGTTGTCCGTATGTCAGAGTCAACCAACACATTAATAATAATAATAAGCCCAACGAAAAACATTTTAGATATGCATGTGATGACCAATCGGTCAAAAAATTCAAATACGCCATTCTCTTTACGGCGACTTCACGTTAACATTTCAGTCACGACTGGTCGGTTTCCGCTCCCTTTTTAATGTAAATAATAGATACTCAGCAAGTAACAAAAAATGTGCAGGGCAAGATTCGAACTTGCGACTCTTCCTCGTTTTCACAGGGGAATACTCTTTGGCTTTTCAGCCAGTCCGCTACAGTTTCCCGTAGCGGCACCACTGAGTTACCTGCACAAACTTCAACTGTGGATTTCTTTCCACAACTTGAACTGTTCTGCGCAATCCTTGCAAGCGAACTTCGCATCGCTTACAGGAATCGTTGCAACTGTTTGTCCTGTGGTTTCTCCACCACAGACCGCCCGATGAGAGGTTGTTGCCTCGGGCAAATACTCCTTGTGTTCGTTCAGAACAGCCAAGTGTTGTGGTTGGTTGTTTCCACCAACAAAAGCGTCAACTTTCTCCGTCATGTCTTTCTCCTTGTTAAAGTTTATCCCAGATCAATTGCTGAGATTACACCCAGCCAGTGGTCAGGCGTCAATTCCCCTCGATAGAAGAGATTGACGATGTTAAAGCAAGCGTCTGAAAACCCACCGATGTTGAGAACATCAGTGCGTTCCTGAGCCTGAGTTGTTGCATAAGGCTGAATGTCCAGAGCCACAAGGTTCGCAGATGGATTTCGTTCTTTGAACAAGTCAAATTCTTGCATGAACTTGGTATGACCAGGACCAGCATTGTAGTAGCTGCTTGCGCGGTATGACGATGGCGCTACTGGCATTTTCGTGCCTAAACTATCGACCCATGACTGGTTATCAGAGATCAACATAATCCAATCGCCCTTCGCCATTCTCTTGTTGAGATAGGCGAGTGGAGCAGAACAGTTCGTTCCGCCGTTGCACATCTTAGCCAACTTATCGGCATTTGTCAACACTGTGTCGCGTGGATTCAACGTATGTGCCACTACGTCACTGTCAAACGGAATCAAAGAAGACGATGGATTTTTACGAAGTATTGCACTTGCCAATAATCCAGCAACATCCACACACGTAACTTTGGATGTTGATCCTTGTCGAACTCCTGTTACTGGAGATCGCATGGACCCGGACTTATCCATGAGAATGAACCCATCACCTGGAAGTTGTGGGATATTCTCAGTTGCAATCTCCAACGCATCCTGCAATGCCTCTCGCACCTTATGCGGAGTTTCTGACCCTGCGTTCTTGTATGCCGCCAGAAGTTGATACGGGAAGACACGAGCTTTGCTAATCGCTTCACGATCCGTCAAACGCTTGACAACCATGTCAATCATTTCTGGCACATCGAACACTTTATGTCGATGCATCGTGTTGAGATTCATCCTTGTCCAATGCCATCCTGCTCTCATGGCAATCTGACACCATTCCGACTGCCCTAGTTTGAGTGCAGTTAGCATTTCAAACGGAACTTGTGGAACTTCCTTGTTTTTGCCGCTCTTGAAATCTTCAAACTGCTGAACAATCTCTGGCAGATCGTTTACGTCGTGTTCTTTCCCCAAGAACCAACGATACATTGCATTCTTTGTGCGGTCCAAGGGCTTTGGGTGTGAAAGTCTGAGAATGTCGCGGAACGATGGATCACCACCCACTGACTGTTGGAAAATCTCTTTGGTGGTCCGTGAATTGAACCAGTTCGCAACAAGTCTCTTTGGCAGAGACCCCAATGACTTCCGTCCAGTTGATCCACTTCGCAGAATTTCCACGAAGTTGCGCAACATCTTCCCGTTATCGATCACGCGACTGAACACTTTAGTCAGTAAATCGTTGTGGCGACGGGAAGCCAGCCAAACACACAGCAATGCAGGAACATCTTTCATGTATCCGCTCTCACGAGCGTACACGGCTATCTTTGCCACCAACTCCGGCTCAACCTTATCACAAAGGTCAAGGATCGTCTTCTGTTGCGTCTCTGCGCTTGCATAGAACGTCTGATTGAGACACCCCGTAACTGCCATTTGCGCAAGAGCGGCAGCGGATGTCAGCTTATAGGCTGTACCGCCTGCTTCGTTCTTTATTTCTTCGATTCCAGACTTGTTTTCCATGATTATCTCCTGCAACTAATTGTTTGCGATGGATAAATGTTATCAAAAGTTTGACGCTAAGTCTACGTCTTTTAACCTACGATTTGCGATTTCAACGTATTCTTCATTTAGATCAATTCCTACGTAATGACGACCCAACATTTTAGCAGCTACCGCCGTGCTTCCACTTCCCAAGAAAGGATCAAGAACAATTTGACCAGTACGTGTCGTCAATGAAATCAAATACTTACACAAGGTTACTGGCTTGACGGTTTTGTGTGTGTTGAACTCGCCTTTTTCTTTCTTTGTGGGTTTGTTCACTAAAAAGAAACGATTCATCACATCATCTATTTCATCTGTCGTCATCACGTTTGAAGGGAACATATTATCACCAATAGTCACCTTGGTGTCTACCAAGCCAACATTGGTTTCCCGATAATTATCTAAAAACGATCCACGCAAAGGTTTCTGACCTAATGCAATTGGTTCGTGGCACGATTTAATTTGCGGAGTTTTCCATCCGTTCAGTTCAACTTTCAAACTTTCTTTATTTTCTTTGGACCAATCAAGTCTGTCAATTACGTGATTTAGCGACATTGCCTTTGGTTGGTTTTGAACGTAAATCCAAAGAAACTGGTCTTTGATGAGGAATCCTGCATCCTCCATCGCAATTGCCATATTGTGATACAGTCTTGGCGACGAGAACGAAAAAAAGAATCCGCCTGGATGAAGCACACGCAACAAGTGCGTTGATACCTCTGTATACCACTCGCGAAATCGCTTACCTTGTTCTTTGTCAAACCTCATACCTGATGGCAAAGAAGTGACAACCTTCATATTTCGCGTATCTGAAACAGCAGTTGGATTCCAGTCAGAATCCAACTTGTCTAAGTAGTACGGCGGGTCTGTAATAACTGCATGGATTGATTCATCTGGAATTCCTTCTAGGACTTTCCGACAATCTCCAGTATAAACTTTATCCCAAAAACTCATCCCACATCCCATTCTGCTTTTTTCGGTCGCGGTATTCTTTCCATGATAAAGCGATCCTGCTCAATGACTCTTTCAACTAATATTTTCTTGTATTTGACAAGTCTGTCTGTCAATTTTTCATCATTTGTTGCTAAAATTTGAACAGCCAATACAACTGCGTTTTCAATTGCGCCAACTCCAACAGTTGCTACTGGAACCCCGGCAGGCATTTGGACAGTTGATAGCAATGAATCCAGACCACCACTCATTTCTGTTTTCATCGGCACGCCAATGACTGGCTTGGTTGTGTGAGCAGCGACTACTCCAGCTAAATGTGCTGATCCACCTGCGCATGCGATAAACACTTTTGTGCCGTCATTTTCGCATTTAGCAACAAGTTCACGTACACGTTCTGGACTTCTATGTGCGCTTGCGACTTTGATATCAATTGATGGTTTGTCAAAGAAATATTCTTCTAACAACAATGCCTTTTTGACTACTTCAAAATCAGATTTACTTCCGATAATTATTTGTATCACTTTTCATCTCTTAAAATTAGAATAGTAACAATTGTTATACAAACAAACCAAAACCACCAATGACGTAATGGTTCAAAATACTTTTCAATTATGTTTATCAAATTCAACTCTTGAAATGAATATTGAATTTCTTGCCAGATAAAACAAAATAGCAATCTTGATCAAGTAAATTCTTTGGGTGTTCTAAACCCAATTTACCTTTTTTAGTTGTTTTGCCATCTTGAATATACATAAATTCAAAAGGCTCTTTGCCTTTTTTCTCACCGTAGATCACTGATTGTTGTTTGTATTTTTTAGCAAGTTCAACCAATTTATCACGTGTAATGTTTATAATCAAGAACGGATTTTCTTGTTGTCCGGCAAACTTACCCTTCATCTGGATTGGAGCAAATCCATCTTTTTCCAGATCAGCAATCAATTCCTTGTTTTTCCTGTCGTTACCAATTTTAGTCAATTTATTTGCGTCTGGATTCTCGGCCGTAATAATTCCTACTGTTCCGACTGGAGCGACACCACCTGTTATTATTTTTGTGAAAAATTCTTCAGTCATTAAACTATAGTATTCAGTGAACTACCCACGACCCTAAAGGGTCGGGGCTTCCCGTTTCAACCTCGGTCGCCTAAGTATCCAATTAAGGATGCACGGTCTTATACCAAGTCCACGGGCTTTACTTTCGGGCGTTCCGCCCGTAGTTTGTTATCCCCTTTCGGGGTGTTCTAAGTGCATCACCGCTTGGTTTTCGTGGCGATACAAGATAATAGAGTCATTTGTCAGTGTTTTATTCCACAAAAAGTAGTATTTGTTTTTGCTTCAATTTTTAGTGCATCGCCTTCATCCCCTACCCTAAAGGGTTGCACCGCCCAAAGCGGCGGTGCAACATCTACGATGTAGGGGCTTTCGGCTCCGAAGAATGGTAAAAGTACGCATAACTATTATATATGAGAGAAGACGAAGACTACTATCGAAGGTGCGTTCAGTTCATTATAAAGGACCGACGACAAATCCTAGACGAATACTTCGAATCAACCGACGCCGAAGAAGATTTTGGTCTTCCTTACATAGTAAGTTACAAAGCTGGCCGGAGAGACGCGACAGATAAAATGTGGCGAACATTCGCAATAATATTTGCCGTTATTGCTCTCGGCACTGTATTCGCAATCGCACTTAGTCCTGCACCTTGATTCCAAGTTGATGCTTCAACTGTCTAATCTCAAAATTCAACTTATTGTTTTCTTTTTCCAACTCAGAAATTCCATTGATGATCCTGTTCATACAAGAACGATCTTCTTTGTTTGAATTTGTTGAAATTCTTTTCAGTTCTGCTTTATCGATATTGTATACCATTTATCTTCCTCAAATTATAGATTGACTTACCACTAATTTAGTAATCTCTCCTTGTTTATTTACGCAATACATTTAAAACATCTTGAATAACTATTGGGTATAATTCTCGTTCTGCCTGTTGTACTCGTTCTGCCAATTCATTAACTGTGTCGTTAGGAAGAACTGGGACTATTTTTCTAGCAATTATTGCACCCTTGTCATATTCATTATTGACGTAATGAACAGTACAACCAGAAAGTCTTACTTTAGCATCCAATACTGCCTGGTGGACATTCAATCCATACATCCCTTGTCCACCAAAATCCGGCAATAACGCAGGATGAATATTGATGATACGTCCAAGCCATTTTTCGGGAACTTCTAACTTCTTGACATATCCCGCAAGGCATATCAAATCTATATCACGCCCATCTAAAAACTCAAAAATAATTTCACGAGGAGGAACCGCCCACCCGATGTTAGCAGCACTAGCATAATCTAATCCAGTCGCTTTAGCCTTACTTGCAATTACAAAATCAACTTCAAAATTATACAACTTCTGAACCTGTATAAGATTTTGAAGCGTTGAACCTTTTCCACTAATTAGTACAGCAATTTTCATTATTCCGCCATATGTATGTTGCCATGTGTATCAATCCAAACAGACGTAAAAGGATTGAGAGGATCATCAGAATTTACAAATCTGAGTTCGTCCATTGGCACTCCTGTTTCGCTACCAACAATATTGACGTAATGGCGACCATCTGAGCCAATACCCAAATACGACAAAACCATTACGTTACGATCTACTGCGGTCGCCCAAATTGCTTCAAACATTTTATTCCAATGGGTTAGTCAATTCCTTCATTGCCAATGTTTTTAATTTAGTTAATAAATTCAATCTATTTGCTACGTGTTCACTATAACAACCGTGTTGTTTGAATGATTCGGACAAATCGTTGAATCGTTGTTCTTCATCATCAAGGACTTGATACAACAATCCAATTTCTTGATTGTTAAATGCAAAGAATGGTCTGTTCATTTTGATACTGCCGTTTTGAATTCAATTAGGTCTTCACACCAGCATCCATACCGTAATACGTTACTTTGAAAAACGTTCAAATCAAGTGGGTCCACTTTCCATTTCGGACTGCCATCGTCATTTGTTTTGATAACATCAGTGACTTGGATTCTTCCCCACTCGTCTTTGATTGGCTTCTTCACACCATTGATTTCTTCACAAACTGGCTCGTAATCAACTTGACACCTTTCCAGGTGCAAATCAATCAATGCTTCTCGTTGCGACTCATCCAATATTGAAACCCAAGCATCTGCACAAATTGTAATCAAAAAATCAAAACATTTTGCGTGATAAAGTTTAGCAACAGGAGAAAACTTAGAAACCTTTCCCCAATTGAATCTACCCCCAACAAAAGGTTTCGTGTCGCTAAAACATATCGCCACACTTGCTAATTCAAGTCTTGGAACATGATTCTTCAATCTAACCTTTTCAACCAACTGAACTACGTCTAAATTTGCTTGCCAAACTGCGGGCATATTAATCTCCAATGAATATGGAGATAGTGTATATTAATTTATTGATTGAGTCAATATCGAAAAATAAAACACCAAGAATATTCTTGGTGTTTAAGATATTATTTTCACGTCAAATCATTTTGTGGAGTTGAAGTCAACTTTTCGCTCAACTGCTTGACACGCTTTCGCATTCCTTCCAGTTGAGTCTTCAAGCTGCCAAAATCTTTCTTTTTCAAGACATCAGAACTATGCGCACGTCTTTCCATTGCTTCAAGACGAGTCTTGATATCAGACAGCTCCTCAAGTTCTTTGCCCTGATTCCAATTGTTGGTAACTCTTACGTGACCATCATCACCTTCTTGGTCTTCACCTGCCGAAGCAAAATGAATAGGTTGATTGGTATAGACTTTCTTGCCACCTGGAGTTGGTGACTTGCCAAGAGGAGGAATGGTCTGCTTTCCATAGCCTTCTTCACCAGCGTAAGCGACATTGACGCCATCTGTAATCAATGTATCAGGCTGTGAGAAATCAATCTCCATAGCACGGCTATAGAGGTTATTCCAATCGTCAGCCTGTCCATCTTCACTATCGTGATAGTCTTGATCTGACGGTGAACCACTAAAATAGCTTGTGCGAGACGGTGGTTCCGGCTCTGGCTCTTTTGTTTGTCGTTCTTGGGCAATCTCTTGTTCGGCTGCCGCCCACGCAGATACCCATTTTTCGAAATCGTCTTCCATATTACTTATTTAGTGTCCACCATTTCATTTTCAAAGAACCGATCAAATTGAACAGCGTTATCCCTGATTTCCTTGTAAATAATGCTCAAACTAACTCTTTCACTATTAAATCTAGCCTTGCACTTAAAGTGAAGAAATGCGCAATTTATTCTACGAAGTAAATCATCTGCACTTTTATCATTGAAATCTTCATAATACACAATTATTTTGTGTATTCTGTCAAGTACCCACGACCCTAAAGGGTCGGGGCTTGGCATTCCAAATTTCGTGTTGGACCGAACCGTGTCCGGCGTTTCACGCCGGACAACACGGTACTTGAAAACAAGTACGACGGACGCCAATAGGTTGCTTGACTGCAACCCAATACTATTATAGTATGCAACAATTACGTTTGCAATATTTTGTCCTATGGGCGGCTTACCCACTACCCTAAAGGGCTACACTACCCTAAAGGGCTACACTGCCCAAAGCGGCAGTGTAGCATCTACGATGTAGAGGCTTCCGCCGCCCTTCCCGGTGAAGTATTCATTTCTATCAACACACCAGAACAATACTTCTGTTCATACTTATCATCATCTAACCATAGATACTTAAACTTTATTACGATCTCTCTGCAATTAGTTCGATAGTAACAAATTCCACATGGACCATGTTGATTCCAGGTGTCAGTGACATTCAAGTTGACCCATACTGGGGGAAGTTCCTGATTGGCGAACAACTTCTTCCAGCAACGCTTTAGCGTATTCCACATCTGATAACTTCTTACTTGAAAATCGGCAATCATTTAATGGGACTTCAAACAATAGGTTTTGAGTTATAAATTTAGGCAGTCTGTCTGGTGATTCCACGCCATCCGGCAATTCAATTTCCGCCATTACAAAGTACGTTTCGCTACTGTCTTTGAAAAAATCAATCTCCCACCCTTTCAAAACATACCTGACTTTTTTCAAACAACCTTCTGCAACCTTGCTCATTTCATCATAGTCTTCAATGCTGATGCGTTTCTCTATCTCGATAATTCTTGCACCAACACGTTGTTTTGTTGTCAAAACTTGAATTTCTTTGTTATTACGATCTCTTTGCTTGCGTATTCGTACAGTCAGTCCTTTGCCTCGGAAAAGATACGCTTGTTCAATGTAATAAATTTCTTCTGCTGACTTGATAAATTTATTCTCCAGATGAGGAAGCATCCGCAAAATAAATTTTCTTTCGTTCTCGATTGGCACTGGCTTTCCTTTGTTAAACTTTATTACGACGACGATTTGGTTTTTTGAGAATTTTTTCCAGTTGTCGTAATGATATATCCTCAAAAGTTGTCAACCAACCTTCAAAATCAAAATCTTTATCTTGATAAACAGTATTGCCCATCAAGAACCATGCAACTGCATCTTCTGTTTCGGCTAAATACGGAAACTTATTGATTGTATCCCAAAAGTTGTTCTTGCCCTTGTAATATTTCCCCACCCTCAACAAGCAAGTCAACAAAGACAATCTGACTTCGTTGCGCCAAAACTTCCCCGTTTTGATGAGGATGACGGTCGGTGTATTTGTCTGAAGCACTTTGAGACGATCACGTTTGGGAAGTTTTATACGATCCTGTGCATCGTCAAGAAACCTCCTGATTGCTCTGCTTTCGCCTTTTAGTGCGCAAAACAAAAACTTGCGTGGATTACCACATTCCTCAAATTCCTCTCGGCACGCAACCCAATCAACTTCTGCATATGCATCTGAACCAACAAGACCGTACTGACCAGCTTTTGGTTTATAGAAACATTCAGGCACTTTGAATAACTTAGGCATGATCGCCTCCTTGTGTTACTCCGATACTATATCAGATTCTACACCGTCACTCAATGCCGATACAATCTTGGTTTTAACTCCCTTTGTAACATCTATGACATTAACAAGCTCCCAATGAGGATCGTCAGGAATGTATTGTTTTTCCGTCCAATAGAATTGCTCTACTGTAAACCGATAAGGTTCAGCCGCCACTTGATCTACCGTCTTGCCAGCAACCAAATCTTCTGCCATTTCTCTGAGAACTCGCACGCTGTCTCGGTCTTGAGACGAAACAAGTTTGGTCATGATCTTTCGTGCCGTCTCAGCGCCAGCCTTAGACACACACAAAAGCTCAATTACATTTCTCTTTACCCAACCGTCAACAAAGTCTGCCTTTGCTCGCCATCGCGCAAGAACTTGACCCTTTTGAGGTTTGTAATCCTCTTTGGCAGGGAAAAAATAATCTTTAAAATTATCCTCAGTAATTTCCATTTTCGTCATCAGTTACCTCCTCCTTATGTTCTCTTGCCTTGTCTTGATTAACAAATTCTTGTTCCATTTCTTGTAAACGAACAAGATTTTCATTCAAATTATCTTGATTGATTTCGATGTTTCTTTCCTCACTCATAGGAACACTCGTATCTCCTCCGAGCCTATGTTTAACGATTGGCTCTTGTCGTCTTCTTGTTATATGTGCAAGTTTCTCTTTTTGATGTTCTTCACGTCTAACTTCTATTAATTTATTACGTCGACGAAGCATTTTCTCGCCAACCTTCTTCTCACGATCTTTTTTCTTTTTGCCAATGTCTCTTGCCATTTTTATCTCCTAATTGTGGGCATTCCTGGGTCGGAATATCGATCCATGTATGTCAATGTTGGACCATCATTGCGAATTTGATGATTGTTTTCCATGCCAATTAATGGACGTTGTTCTGGAACAAAATACAATGCCGGGACTTTACATCGCTTACCCTCATCGTCAATTGTTACGTATTCATACCCAGGAATTTCCGTCATTCCCGTAGGCAAATTCACTCTTTGAATAATTGTCTTCTCTTCAAAAATTGGATATTTTCTCTTTGGAGTCAATCTAAATTGTTTCTGAAGCATTGCAACTAATGGAATGTCCGGATCAAATACCTCATACCTAATTGGACGATCAAGAGGGCTTTCAGAGGACTTTGGCTTGGTTTTAGGCTGAAGTTCAAGTTCAGAATCTTCATCATCACTTTGAATCTCTTCACAGACCGTACCATCCAACATGAACTTCTTATTCTTAATAAGAACTCCACCCTTGGTTTCCTTAAAGGATACTTTCCTTTTGATGAATTCACTAATTTCAACGTTGAAGACCATAATGTCTCTACGCGCTAGTTGCATCATTACTGCACTTGCTAATTTCTCAACAGGAACCTCTTCCAATTTACCCATTTGCTTGACAAATGTTTGCGAAGATTCCGTCTCATATCCAACTCCATCTTCCTTACGCGGGAAGAAATAATACGTTATTTCATATCCGATAAATCACCTATTTTTCTATTACGCCAATTCCATATCGTGTTGGAAATATGAATGGCTCTCTACCTTTGATGCGACAGAAATCACGATAAGATTTATTAACAACTTCTGTTTCAGTATTATCAATACATATAATACCGCCATCATTCATTTCATCCCAAACGGTACTCAGCCAAGATACGTTTGTATCATAGCCTCTAATTTCTGTTATTATAGCGACATCCCACTTATGAATTCTCATTCTATTCATAAAAATTTCATCGTGTAATTTTCCAACATACAAACCTGCCGTCTTATTATACACTTGTTTTACATTGGCTCGCCCTAATCTTAAACTGTAATATTCATTCGTAATCTCCTGAATCGCAAGATAATCATTGACTTCAGAACAACCCATCATATACAACGAACCATTCAAACCCAACCCAAAACCTATTTCTAACACCGATTGTCTGGGAAATAACCTTCCCAAATAAAAATAAAACGGTAAGTAATTAGGGTCCAAACATGCTCTACTATATCTTGATTTTTCATCAATAAACCTAAACCGACTCAATAACATACGTGGAGGAATGCTAGATTGCTTTAGTTTACGACACATCAAATCTCGAATTTCAGCAAAATCAGACATACAATAAAATAGTAAAACTCAAATAACTATATTGTTAACATTGAGATTAATTTAAGGTCAATATGAATTATAGCGAAAGACAAAAACTACGTTTGTCTCAGATGATGCAACAAGCAGCTGCAGCAGCTAAACAAAATCAAAGACACACACAAAGCCAAAAAAGACAAACACCTGTTGTTCCTCATCCACCAAAACAACGACCAAAACCTATTAAGATGCCTCCGCCCGTCCCAGAGGTTCCTCATCTCATTTTCATCTCCGGTGGAATTGGTGACATAATTTCTCTTGAAAGTTTTATGCCTGAATATCAACGTAGTCAAATCACAACGATATACTACGGGACCAGGAAGCATTCTCCAATACAATCTATATTCGCTGCGCTCCCCAACTACACCAACTTAAAAAATCATATTGTTGCTTGGGCTGACTTCAATAATTTTTGGTGCTTCCATGAAAAACGTGGTTGCATCCGCAAAATGGTTGAATCAAATATCGAAGTGCCTAGCGGATTAAACCAAGCACTCGACTGGAGTATCGGCAACGTCTTTCCTCTCATCAAGACTGGTAAGATTCCATTCGTCGGATCGAGCCTACTACTTCACAACGTTGCCTCTATTGAGAAATTCAACCTGCCAGAAACTTATGCCGCTGTGTGCCCTTACAGTAATGATAAAAGAGACCCCAATAGAGACTTCTCTGATTCCGACTGGGACGGATGTAGAAGAATATTACGTTCTGCCGGAATCAAAGGAGTCGTCATCAATGAAGGAAATGACCAAGTTCCAGAATGCGACGAACTGATAAATCTCAACAACCAAACAAATTTCCTTGAGTCTGTTGAAATACTAAAAAAATCAGTTCAATACATCGGAATTGATTCATGTCTGTCTACACTAGCCGCACAATTATTCAAACCGGAATGTATAATAATTAAAAGCGTCAATAGACATTGTATGGATTGTGCAAAATGTTACTTCGCTCCACACGAAACTTTCCCTTTTTTGATTCGATCTATTGCATGAGAATCTATATAACACATGATTACTTACAACGAGTGGCAACAAGACGGAATTGAAGAACTTTCTAGCGGCAATTATGGAATGCAAACATTCCAAGATGATGAAGTTTTAGCAAGTCAAATTGAACAATTAGTAGGACGACTCGAAGGACTCTTGCACGGAGTCAACGAAGAAACAAAAACGGAACTAGTCGATAAATTCATGCGTCAAGTCGAAAAGCGAATACTAAAACTAAGCTAATATAAAAGACTACAGGTATTAATACCTGTAGTCTTTACGTAAATTCATTATATCATATCCTCTATTTTACTTTTGATAGTTGACCCAAAAATCTTATCCATCTCCTTACGAAGATTATAACAGAACTCTTTACAACTCTCATGCGCACGATCTAAACTTCTTGTGAACCCATACAACAAGTTGGCATTGTGCTTAGACAATCGCACCATCTCTTGTGCCTCTTGCACTTCCTTGTCACACTTAGTCTTCATATCAGCCATTTTATCGCTACTACTCTCTTCACGATAAAGTTTAAATTTCTCTGCATAAACCGCTTCGGCTCGATCTTCATAAGTGCTATGAATAAACTGTGCGTCTGCATGTTGTGCAGAATATGAAGCATGATTACCAGCAGACTTTTGCAAAAAATTATTGATTGTGTGTTCGTCAAATGTCAAGAATTCTTGCTTCAACGTAACATCCTTACCTGCAATCTTTATTACTCGATCTTCGCTCATTATTATCCTCTATTTGGCTTGTATGGTTTTTTACCTTCAATTGGAGACATCTCAGTATCAGCAGTCTTTTGAACCTTGAACTGAGTCAGTTTATTGCTGTGTACCTCAAAACTGATCTCTCGACAATCTAATGTATCTTTGTTCTGCATGAAAGGTATTGTGTATCTACTACGTCCGTCACGATGCTTGACTACGAATATTCTACCTACACCAACCTGCTTCTCTTGAGCATTCACATTGATTGACCACAAGGCATCCAGTGGACGAGCCTGACCGAAGGAATCACCCAACATATCGTCATCAATCACACCTTGATTGTCTTGAGCCTCACGACCCCTACGATTTGGCTGCATGGCAGTAAAAATCGCCATGTTCTCTTCTGTCGCTAACCCGCGTAAATCTCTAACTGCGCGCTGACGGCTTTCATAGGTCTTTACGCCTTCTTCGTCCTTGAACTCACCAACGTAGTCAACACAAATCATGTCAGGCTTCCAACCCTGGAGTTGAAGCTGTGCAAGGTACGCACGGATAATTGGCACATCTACCGTGCCTGCCGGGAACTGCTTGATAATCAAGCGACGTTTGTCTTCTTCGCCTTTGACGCATTCACGCAATGCAGACAATACTTCTTCCTTGCGTTCCACCAATGTTCGGATGTTGTCCATCGCAATCATTGCATCAAACCGTCTCGCAATCTTGTCTTGGTCCATTTCAAGAGACAGATATAATACTTTCTTGCCTCGCATGATGTTTTGAGCAGCAACCTTCACCAGCAAAATACTTTTTCCTGTGCCTGGACTGCCCATAAACGAAGCAATTTCACCACGACAAATACCGCCAGCACTCAATCCCTTCTCGGGGCTGTCAATGCTATCAAACCCCGTAATAAACACTTCTTTGTCTGTTTGTTGGGCTTTCATTCGATCATAGCGTTCTTCAAGACACTGGAAGTAATCAAGCCCTAAATCAAAATTACGATCTACAAGAAGTGCTTTCCTGAACGTGTCTTCAATCCGTCCCCACTTATTCTTCTCATTCCTCTCCAACAAGTCCAATGTAATGCTTACTGCTGATCTCAATGCTTGCTCTCTGGCAAACTCTGTAATCTTGTCCAAGCAAGCGTCACGAGAATCAAGCCCTGGAATGTAACTAGAAATTAATGCTTCTACTTCCCCAGTGTAAATCATTCTCTTCTTGGCATCATCTGGAAATCTTTCTTTGATTTCATTGTTTATTACAAACCTAGATGGTAATTGACTGTACTTCTCAAAAAACTCAAACAAGATATCGCATATAGTTTCGTGTGCTTTATCAACAAAGTAATTTGATTTGATTAATTGCATACTCTGAATCAAAAACACTTTGTCGCATAAAAGCATTCCTAGAATTGATTGTTGGTATGGAATATCAAACTGATACTTTTTCTCTCTTGGATCATCTGGATTGACTAGACTTTCCAATAATTCTTTTTCTCGTTCAGTTATATTATTTAAATCTTTCATTTATTCTCACGTATTATTTTGACTATACACCAACCATCATCAGTAACGTCTTCATATTTATCATAGCCATAATGTTTAGCTGCACGATTTCTTGCCTGTGATTCATGCTCAAAAACTAATATCGCTATACCGTTATCTTCTTTCAACCAACCATCATCATTAAATGACCAAATGCCGTACATTTATTCTCCTGCCGCCATTCCAAAAACCGAATCATGCTCTGAAAGACTTACAAGACCAGTTCTTATGGATCGTTCACGTGTAATTTTTCTACCAAGACTCTTTTGTTGATTCCACGTAATTTGTTTACAGTAAGTTGCAAATTTATTATCAATGACAAGTGGACGTTGTGGGTCCGGTCTTTTATCACGTGGAACTATTGAATTGATGATCGTGTCAAGCAATCTTTCTTGTGGTTCACCGTACTTTTGCTTGTTTGCGCCGTGCTTAGTTCTATTTTTCCACAAAGTAGACAACTCATTGACGAGGTTCTTGACAAACCTATCTTTGGCGTAACGTCTTGCTACTTTCAACGACTCTTCGATATACATTTGTCTCTTGTAGTAAACTCCAGCCTTCACTACAGCAATCAACAAATCTTGTTCTATATCTTCCAAATCGTCTGTGTGATTATTGTGCTGATTCCTTCTAAGTAATTGCCACGCCTGGAATCTGCATAAGTCGTGAAATTTAACCATCAACTTTCCATATTCTTCATCACTCAAACGAAAAGTCGAAAACATTGCCTTTGCCATAATATCCTTGTAATTGAGAAAATTAAATATAACTTGATTTATCGATAATGTCAATACTAAAGATTGAATAATTTCATGTCTGTTAGATTCGATCCGACTTTGACTTTTGTTTTGAGATGCAAACCTGGAAATCCACTTGTATCTTGTAGAGTTTCTACTGCATGATACACAACATCATACAATTTACTCTTCGGTACATCCAAAATATATGCATCGTGAATATTTGCAACGATTTCACAATGATTGTGTATTTTGTCGTACAAAGCGATAAGTCTATCTGAGCATATTACTGCTGCTGGTCCTTGTATTATTGCATTGCGAACAGCATTATGATTATCGCCTTCTTCAAAACGACGAACTCTTCCAAAAAAATCAACCAAAACTGGGTCGTGCTTTAGGTTATCTTTGTGAGATTGAACCCAAGACATTGCCACATGGAAAAACTCATTAATTTTAGTTATTAACGTCTCTGCTTCGTCCCGACTAATACCACAAGCGGACAATGCATTTGCTTGCATTCCGTAAACAATTGGGAGAAAAACCTCTTTTATAAATTGCCGCTTGTCGTCAGGACATTTCTGACCGTACAGCAGAGAATAGATGGTGGTATATATGTCTCTACCGCTCAAAATAATCTTTAACAATCTTTCGTCTTTACTCAACCACTGCAAAACACATACTTCCATTGCTTTGAAGTCCAGGTCAACAAATACATTATCTTGTGACGGTTTAAACTTTATCTTCTCTTCCTTCCAGTTGTGAGTAGAAATCCCATCATTCCCTTGTTTGGTGCATTTCAATCGTCCATTTTCCGAATCTCCAATATGATAAATTGAATATCGAATCTTTCTAATTTCTGCGTCTTTTAGTCCATACGTTTCAATCTTTGGAATGACTCTGGTCGCTAAAGGAATATCAATACGAGAATGAATTGATTTGCATTTTTCATTTGTTGCAATTGCTCTGGCTCGTTTTTTCGCTTCCTCAAAGGTTTCTGGCTTTGTTCCTTCTACATCAATAAGTGATTCCCCGTACTTGATATCAATTATTTTGCTTTCAACAGTAATTTGCTGTGATCTTGGCAAACGAAAATACAAATAAGAGAATAGGTTTTTGATATTCCAAGTGAAAACAACTCGTTCTTTATCAAAAACATGACAAGACAACAAACCAACAAATGTGTTCAAATACGTAGTTGGAATCAAGAACTGAACGCCTTCACCACCTGCACCCAAAAGTGTGATTGTGCCTGTATAAGTTGACTTAAAATCAATTATTTCTGGATCGCATTTAAGATAAACAACTCGATGTTTAGTAAGAAAATCTGCTAACACGGATGCAATTGCATCGAAACTATCACAAACTGTATTCACAATGGCCTGCTTTTAATTACTTTGGACAGTAATTATGATACAGACATCGATAATTTTAAACAACGTCAATCAAATGGAATTGGATCATCCGAAGGTTCAGAAGGCTCATGTCTAACATTTTTTGTTCTTAGTTCATGCCTTGTATTAAGCATTTCTTCTAATGCTCTTTTGTAAAATGCTACACGTGGTTGCACCACCGGACGGTCTCCAGACATTAGATCGCGAACAAATTCATTCGCCTCATGGTGCAATGCAACGCTGTTTGGATCGCCGTGGACATATGCAGATTTCAATGAACCAGAAACATTAACGTATTGTCCTTCTGTATCGTTTGCCATAATTCTAGCCCAACTAATACCAAGTCGTTCTAGTTCTTTTGTCTCTGCGCCATCTTTCAAAACATCTCTCAGGAAACGTTTTTTTGGTTTCTTTCTGCCCAAGAATTCAACACCATAATCTCCATACGATCCTTTATTTTCTCTCATCATCTTTTTCATTTCTTTGATGATATCATCATAAAGTCGTTGACGGGGTAATACATTTCTCTCATCTGCTTCAATACCATCTGCCGCCATACCACGAATATGACTTGCCGGAATACCGAATTTGGCAGCTAGATTGAACACATCTTTGGCAGTATGAATCTTACCCAACAATTCAGATTCTTCTTCTTCAGTCTTTGGCTCTAATACTGACCAGTAATCCCATCCTTGTGTTGTACTTCCAGGCGAATCATCTGCAATTTCATTTGGATCAACAATTCTTCCTTTTTCTTTCTTAATTACTTTATCAATCGATGGGTCTAATAACTTCCTTGTTTTTTCAGTCAAATCTGACATTTGTGATAATTCGAAGTAAACTTTCTTCAAAAGTTTCATTTGTGGCTTTGTTAATCTCTCAAGGTCTTCTTTGAATGTTTTCTTTTTAGCTCGATTGAGAATTAATTGCAAGTCTTTTTCAGTAAAATAATCCATAACAAACAAATCATGCTTGCCAGATAATTCCGCCAAAGATGCTGTGAAGTCATTCCATGTTCTGAGCTGCTCACTATGCATATTCATGTGAACTCTATCGATGTCTTGCAAATAGTTTTTCCTGGGGACATTGCTCTTTTCGTCTCTGTCTTCTCTTGGGTCTAATTTAGTTCGAACCAATTGCAACACTTTGTCTTCTGCGTCTTCTTGATTCCTAGCAAAAACATACATAACTTGTGGGTAATAATGTCCCATCTTTGCCGTCACTCCCGAGCGTGGGTGTTGCATAGTCACACGGAACTTCTTCAATTGTTCCGCATCCATGAGCGAAGATTTAGGGACAACATCAATTTCTGTCGCTGGAGCGGAACGAGCGGGAGTTGGACTGCTGTAAATGGATGTTACTTTACTTGCCATGTCAGACAAGGAATTCTTTATAATGTTTATCAAATCATCTTCTGCGCCTTCAAGCATGATTCTTTCATGATAAGACATTGGAACTTGTTTGATAGTCACTTCAACGGAATTGACCGTGAATTTAGCATCATCTGCTTCGTAAAACTCTCTGAAACGCATAAAGTATCTATCAGTTTTAGTTAATGTTTAACATGGCATTCAGTTTATTCGAAAGAACCCCTGTGGGACAATAAGGGTTAAGCTGAATTAAAGCTTAATACGTTTAAAGTCAATTTAAGTACATGCAAAAAGTTAAGCATGGAGTTAATACACTTGTTACACTTACTAACGCCAATCCTCATTCATTTAGAATTTGTCCCTTTGGTGGAAGGACTGGCATAACTTGGGTGTTCAGCAAACAGAATGGGGTTCTAAGTATTCTGGGACCGCCAAAGGTGAAGGCGTTGCTATGGTTTTGATCAGTGACTTTTGCGAGTGTTGGCTTGTTTCACTGATGGTATCTTTCTGACACATGGATATATTAATATCATAAGTGCAATTAAAGTCAAGACTGAAAAGTGATATTGACAATTGTTTGCTGAATCAGGATAATTCACTAAAGGAGAAATGTAATGGATAAGCTGTTATCGCTGATTCTTGACTACAAAATGAACAAAGTTGAAGCAAAGGCATGGAAAATAGCTATTTTGTACATGCAACTCGCAGAAGAACATTTCCCAGACCATAAACGCTATCAAATTGGCAAAGGCGACCCACGTAAGAAAAGTATTTTCAAATATTGCTATAAACTCATCCGTGAATGCGATTCACTGCTAGAAGATTTTGAATATCGGATGTACATTGTCGCGCAATTCGCTGTACTGAAAAATATCAAGACCGATGACCTACATGCGCACATTGATCCGAACGTTTTAGTTGGTCCGAAAGCCTGGAAGCGATGGCTTGTGTGGAAAAAACGATTTCAAAACGAAACAATACAAAACCACGCTGTTGCAGAAGAAAAACCGTCTGAAAATAAAGTTTATGGCGATTTGCGAGAAGCCAAGAAGGTTTTAGAAAGCAAATTTAGTGAATTAACGAAACAAAAGATTATCGATAGTCTAAAAAACAGGTCATTATTCAGATGGGTTGCTCTAAGCCAAATAACGCCCTATTACCTTGTGTTGTCACCAATTGTTCAAGAATGGGTTACAGAAACAGGCGCAAATTTACTGGAATCTTTCGCTATTGATTTGAGTTATTATCGAAGCAGTGTCACGAAAGACGTAGAAAAATTCTTTCAGGATGAATTCGCTTATGAATATATAATTTCATGAGGTTTTTGAAATGGGTACAATTACGAGAAACTGATGATACGCCATCAATAAATAACACACCAACGGTACATGGTGGCAGCAGTGGTGGACTCGCTCCAATTCATTCACATCCAGAAATAGAACAAGCAATTCAACATTTGGTAAAAATGCGTAGTTCAATAGCAAAATTGACTGACAGCGTAATGAATAGTGGTTATTTCAAAGATAATACTCAGTTTGAAGAAAAATTCCTTAGACGAATGCAAGAAGCGGCAGATGGTGTTGGTCGTGCGCACGCAATACTATTACCAGATTCATCACGGAGGTAATAATGAAAAGATTATTTGATATTATTAACGAAGCAAAATTACATCGTGAAAAATGGGGTTGGGAAATTGAAGGAACCGTTGCTGAAATTATTCACTATCTCAAAAAATGCCCTCCAGAAAAAGAATGTATCGCTACAGTTCCGGATGAAATAACAGGAACAGTCAATGAAGTTATACAAAAAATCAGCAATTTAATTCGTCTCAAAAAATTATCTCCTGAAGCCGAGTGTATCGCTGATGTAACATTTCGCTCTGATAATCATATAAACTTTAACCCTGCTTGAAGCGCACGTACAATTTCATCAATGGGTTGAGTCGGACTGAACTCACCCATAAAATAAGGTATCCCAATCACCCACGAACTTGATTCGCCTTCAATTTCAATGGTAGTCAATATCCCTTTAATTGAACCTCGTTCTGGATTATAACTCATATCTATAATACCTGCTGGCGTAGAACCACCCTTAGTATTTCTAACAATTTGTCCAACACCACCGTTAGCAACAGAAAATAATATGTTGTAATTTGTTTCACTGACCTTTTTGATTTCTTGATAAACAAAAGATGGATTGACTCCTTTTACTCCCTCCGCAACTCTTTTGGTTAAAGTCCAAATATCTTTATATCCTCTAACTGCTCCATCAATTGGTTCTCTAGCTAAAGATAAAATATGTTCTTCAATCTCGCCGGATACGACATCTTCATGCCCAGCAAATTGATTGGTTTTCATCTTGACCAGTTTTTTCGTAATCCAGAATGGTTTTCCTTCCAAGTCGGATGTTAATCGCTCAATGCTAACACCTTGATTTGGAGTCAGACGCGCGCGTATTGCCCCGTCAGACTCACCCCAGCGTACTTCATCCTCAAATGGACGAGTAACCCGAAAACCACCAACTTGAAGTCTCGCTAGCTCATCCAGCATTCTATTCAGAGAAAAATGTTGAATTGGTAACTCGTCAGAAGGATCAGGTTTTTCGACAGGTTTAGGGTGTTTGTCTTCAAAACCATATATGTCTTCCATTGCCTCACGGAATGTTTTATTTCGCATAATTAATATATATGGGCATGAAAACGTTTCGGGAATTCGCAAATGATAAGGATGTCAATGCAATCAAATATATCATTATTTCAATTTTAGATACACAACAAGATACTATTGATCCAAAAAGTCATACAATTATGTCAAGACCGCTTGCTGACTTCAAGAATAAGGAGAACCTATTGACTGACCCAGCCATGCTGACTATTATCAATCAACGTAAAAATCGTGGAGCCATTACTGCTGCGATAAACGCAAACGGAACAACTATCGGAAACTTGATTGCGATGCTCTCTGATGGTGACAAAGAAAAAGAACCTGAGTTTTTAGGATAAAGTTTAAATGATCCAAGTCTGGTATACTAATGGTATTGTGCAAGAGTATCCCTCAGTGGAAGATGCAGAAACAGAAATTGCTGAAATCATGCAATATGACTCGTTTCCTTTTGCTTTAGTGAAAAATATCGACGGGACCGTTTACAAACATCACGTTACAATCAAATTGGAACCAATTGCGATGCTCTCTGATGGTGACAAAGAAAAAGAACCTGAGTTTTTGGGCTAAAGTTTAAATGGAAAAGTCTAAGTTTGGACCTGATGGTATTGGTTTATTGAAACCAAAAACTGAAATGTGTCGAACATGCCCTCATCTACCTGAATTACTTTCAGTTGAAACAAGAAAAAAAATTGATACGATGTTGAGTGGCATGAAAATACCTCATCCATGCCATGAAAAACATGGTTATTCGTGTGCGGGACACGCCACAGAACTAAAACTTTTGGAAACAAAATGATTCCGTTCCTTCCAGGCGGGACTGAGTTCGTCTCGGGTGGCGCACTCCTCATTGTGTTCGGGGCAGCTCTTGCCTATTTCCGCAATGTTCCCGGTAAACTGTTTCGACTGTTTGAGCGATGGTTCATCACTGTCGTAGACATCCAAGAAGAAGATGAAAGTTTTCAATGGATGAAACTCTGGCTCTCCAGAACCCTCGAAGGTAGTCGCTCAGTCTCCGTATTCACACGTAGACCAAAAGCCGCACCTGAGTGGGAAGACGACGTAGATAAATTCAAATATGTACAAGACGATAACGAAGACAAGCGACCACGAATCGTGTTCACTCCTGCGCCTGGGTGGTATTGGTTTTTCTACAAGGGCACTCTCGTTACGATGAACCGCAACCGTACCGAGCCAGAAGGTAAAGGCGGATCATCTGATAGTGGGATGAAACCACGAGAAAGTTTGACTCTCCGTATCTTCAGCAGAAATATTGACATTGCCAAACAGATTGTAGAAGAGGCACGTGATTTCGCTTTGCCTAAAGATGGTAAAGTGGAAATCAGAACATGCGGTCAGGGATCATACTGGAACTTGACAGGAAGAATTCGTCCACGCCCAATTGAATCCGTTGTTTTAGAAGAAGGCACAAGCGAACAAGTTTTGGCAGATGTAAAAAGATTCCAAAAATCAGGCGAATGGTACACAAAACTTGGCGTTCCATACCGACGCGGATATTTGCTTTATGGCTCACCGGGCAATGGGAAAAGCTCATTCGTACTAGCAGTCGCAAGCGAATTGGGAATGAATGTCAATGTTCTTTCATTGTCCTCCCCAGGAATGAATGACGGGAAGATCATTGAATTGTTGGGGAGCGTTGACACCAACACCATCGTTTTGATCGAAGATATTGATTGTGCCTTTGTGAAAAGAAATCCAGGCACAGACCGTAAAAAGGGAATTGATTTCGGATTGACATTCAGTGGTGTGTTAAACGCTTTGGACGGGATCATGGCTCAAGATGGAAGAATAGTGTTCATGACAACAAACCATCCAGAGAAATTGGACGCCGCTCTGACTCGTCCTGGTAGAGCAGATGTTAAAGTTTATATTGGAGACACAACACCAAGTCAAGCTTATCGTCTTTTCCTCCGATTTTATCCAGACGCAAATCCAAAATTGGCAGAACGATTCGCTGCTGGAATTGGAGAAAAAACCAGTATGGCGAAACTACAACACCACTTGATGTCGTATCGCGATGACTCAAATCTTGCTGTTGATAAAATGAGCGAACTCCAAAAGGAGGAACAATATGAAAGTCAAAAAGCTGCGTGACAGTGTAAAGGGAACTAAACCAAAAACACCAGAAGACAGGATGGCGATTTTTGACTTTCTTCGGCACAATGATTTTCAAACGCCCGATTTTGGACTTATCAGTGAGTTGTTAAAAACGCATGATTCATTGATGTATTGCGTGGCATATCCACATGATGGACGTGGACGCATGATGAGGCTTATAGAAGCAGGGAGACGCTATCCAACATCATTTGCAAGCATGTTTGTCGGAGAGCAAATTGCGCCATCTCCACTACAAAGAATGGTCCAACTTGCTGATAGAACATACTGGGTTGAGTATCATAGCAGTGTTTGGTGTTCCCGTTTAGGAACAGGATGGAAAGGAAAAGTTATGCGGTATATGAGCGGGTGGCATCCATCCATCAACGCACCAATATTCTCCATTGACTCAATCAAATACAACAATGTAACATATGCAATTGATTTTGATTTAATCCCAGGGCTTTATAAAAGCGGACTGGAAAAGATTCTGTCACCTAAAGAAATCAAGAAATTGATTCTCAAAGGCGAACAACACTTCAAGGAATAACAATGCAACTTTCCTACAGATATTCTTCGAAACAAATGCGAGATATTTGGTCAGAGAATCGTCGGTTGCAAACACATAGACAATTGTGGATTGCACTTGCTGAGTCACAAATGGAAGTTGGCTTAATGGATTCTAAGGGCAAGCCAAGAATCCATCCTGAAATGATTTCCGAACTTCGTGCGCACGTGGATTCATTCAAAGAAGACCCACGAGAGATTTCTCGACTTGGTGAACTCGAAGAAGAGTGCAAACATGACGTCGTTGCACACATCAGACTACTCGGTGAACTGTGCCCAAAGGCAAAAGAAATCATTCACTTGGGCGCAACCAGTTGCGACATTACAGATAACGCAGACCTGATTTTAGTGCGGGAAAGTCTTGTCCTGGTGCGTCACCGTCTCATCGGAGTTATTGACAAACTTGCTCAATTTGCCGAAGCACACATTGATCTGTCCTGTATAGCATACACTCATTATCAGTCTGCACAGTTTACGACTCTTGGTAAACGTACTTGTTTGTGGATCGCAGACTTGGTTGAAGACCTTGCACAAATTGATCGCTGGATTAATGACTTGTGCTTTCGTGGCTTGAAAGGAGCAACAGGCACACAAGCCAGTTACCTTGAATTACTCGGTAATGCACGTAAGGTTGAAGAATTAGAGAATTTATTTGCTAACAAAATGGGGTTCAAGAATATTTACCTCATCACGGGACAAACTTATTCAAGAAAATACGAATCGATGATTATGTCTGTCCTGAGTGGAATCGGACAGACATTGCATAAGTTTGGTTGCGATATGAGATTGCTACAACACGATCAAGAATTGCAAGAATCGTTCAGCAAGACTCAAGTTGGTTCGTCGGCTATGGGATACAAAAAGAATCCCCACAAATGCGAACGAATGTGTTCTTTGTCGAGATATTTGGTCAACGAGTGTCATAACTTTGAAATGACGGCAATGACGCAATGGTTGGAGAGAACTTTGGACGATAGTGCGGTACGTCGATTATCGTTGCCAAATGCTTTTATGGCAGCAGATGCGATTTTGAAACTTGCACTTAACATTTCTTCTGGTATAATTGTTAATCGCAACGTTATTCGTCGCCGCACAATGCGAGAAATGCCTTTTGTAGCCACAGAAGGCATAATGATGAAGGCGGTCAAAGCAGGTGGAGATCGTCAAGCAATACATGCTTTGATAAGAGATGAATCTGTTTATGCTGCACAACAAGTGGCTGCTGGGGACAATAACGATTTGCTGCGTAACTTGGCGAAAAATCCTTTAACTTCAAAGGCGGTTTTTGATTCTCAAGAAGATTTCAGTCCTGAGAACTATACGGGACTAGCTGAACATCAAGCTAAAGAGTTTTTGAGTGGCATCGTAGCTCAAATTCGTGATAAGTATCCTGAGAGCCTTGGACAAAACGAGGATGTTCTGATATGAACGAAGTTCAATACGACCCAGAACTTGCACATGAGTTCTGTCGTAAAAACTATGCTTCAGTCAAAGCTAGTCGGCGCGCAGGTTGTTTTTATTGTTGCGTCGTATTTGACGCCAGTACGGTGACTTTGTTCAAATCGTCCAGCAATGCAATTTGTCCCCGTTGTAACCACGATACGGTTATTTGTGATCTGGATGTGCCAATAGACAGTCCAGAAGGACTCAAACTAATTAATGATATGTGTGGGTATTGGTTCAATGGCAACAAGGTAAAGAGACCAGTATGAAACAAAGTGATTGGAGCCGGTTTTGTACCGAAGGACTCACATCAAAAGGTGAGTTTAATGTAACTCATGATTTCGTCAAGATGACGAAAATGTTTGGACGTTCGTACTTGGATTATCTATTTGCCAGTTATGCTGCTAAGGACACCCTAACAGATTCAGAATGGGCGGCATTGAACGGGAACGTTCCACAATCATTCATTGACAGTAAAATCAAGTCAGAGGCAAAGAAATTAAATTAGCAGTAGTCGGTAGCAGACAATTCCAAGATCAAATCTTGTTAGACAAGACGCTAAATAAAATCAACAAAATCAAAACCATCACCCTAATTGTTTCGGGTGGTGCTGTTGGCGCAGACACTTTGGCAGAAGAATGGGCAAGACAACACAATGTCCACACATTGATCTTCAAACCAGACTGGAATAAATACGGTAGGAGAGCAGGATTCTTGCGAAACCATGATATCATCAAAGAAAGTGATGCGGTAGTTGCGTTTTGGGATGAGATATCGAGAGGAACTAAAAGTTCAATCGATATAGCAAACAGTTTGGACAAACCACTTCATATCGTCAAGTTCTAAATAAATTTTCACTTAAAACCCAGCAATTGCTGGGTTTTTTCACGTTTATCGATAATTCGATTCAAGTTTTCCGTTCTGTAGCCGATTAATACGTGTAGAAATAACTTCTACAGAAAACTTCCTTAACTGTAAATTACTGGAGATAAACTATGGGTCTTGATTTAAACGAACTTCGCCAAGAACAAACACGTCTTGAAAGCTCTGGCAACAACAATTTCCTTGATAACTTCGTCCGAATGCCTGAAGGTGAAGGCAGCGTCGTGGTAAGAATTCTTCCGCCACGCAAGGGACAGAAGCTTTATTGCGTGACTCGCACGCACAAACTCGGTCAGAAGAATATCCATTGTCCACAAATGCTAGTAGCAGGTAAGTGGCAAGGTTTCTGTCCGATTTGTAACTATTATCGTAACCTGTGGAAAGAATCTGATCAAAAAGGTGGTGATGAAGCAGAACAGATTCGCGCAGAAGCCCGTAGTATTAAACCTATGGAACGATATTACTACAATGTTATTGTTCGCTCTCAGATAAACTCTCAAACCAACGAGGTTGAAAAGGACATTGGTCCTAAGATTCTGTCCATCGGCAAGCAACTTCACGCAAGAATCATTCGTGCCATTTTGGGCGATCCATCGTTGGACGAGCCAGAATTGGGTGATATCAGTGATGTAGAAACTGGTCGAGATTTGAAGATCATCAAGAGACTTCGCAAGGCTGGAACAGAAGCATATCCGAATTATGATGAGTCTAAATTCGTTGGCGTGTCACCAACTGGTACTAGCAAACAGATTGCGGCTTGGCTTGAGAATTTGCATGATTTGCAGGCACTACGACAGGTCAAGACGACCGAAGAGATTATGAAGGAACTAAGAATCTTTAGAGGTCTTGAGAAAGACCCAGCATTGGATTTTGATTCTGGTAGCAAGTCTGAAGAAGTTGCTGCTCCCGCAGCTAAAAAAGTAAATGCTCCTAAACCAAAAGATGATGAGGATGAATCATTAGCTGACGACGATTTTATTGCTGAATTGCGGTCAATGTAAAAGTGTTTGAAATCAAAGACATGGACAACACGTCCATGTCTTTTTTCGTCTCATTATAAAGTTTAAAAACAAGAGGAAATATGGCAAAGAAAACAAAAGAAATAGTAATGGCTGAGAATGAATTGGATATGTTCAAAACACTCAGCAAAGATGTTGGTGGCGATCTACTCGATGAATTAGATAATTGCCCAGGATTTATCGATACAGGAATTATCGCTCTTAATTATATAATCAGTGAACGTTTCATTGGTGGCGGATTCCCAATCGGTGCAATGGCAGAAGTCTCCGGAGAGTCGGCTACTGGTAAATCACTTCTAGGTACGAACTTCCTACGTGGCTGTCAGACCTATGGTGGAATTCCTGTGTTCCATGATGCTGAACATGCTGTCAGTAAGAACTTCGCTATCAAGGCGTCACACGTTGATCCTAAGAAGTTGATTGTGACTGATTGTGATACCCTAGAAGGGTCATTTAATCGCATTCACAAGGTAATTAGACAGGTACGTGGTCCAGCAGCAGTTCCAAAAGAACGCCCATTGTGCATTGTGTATGACTCAATTGCAGTTTCTCCATCTTCACGTGAATTTGCACAAACTACGTTAGACATGGAAGAAGCAACCAAGACTCAAATCAAAGAAGCTGGCGCTGGTGTAGAAAAGCCAGGAGAACGAGCCAGGATATGTTCTTCTGAGTTACGTAAGCTCATGCCAATCGTGAAAGAGACTCACACAGCAATTTTGTTTGTAAACCAATTACGAAAGAAAATTGGAGTTATGTATGGACCAGATACTATCGAGGCAGGTGGTGGCGAAGCACTGAAATACTATTGTTCAACACGTATCAGGATGCACTCATACAAGCAACTCAAGGATGGTAATGAACGTACAATTGGCATGAACGTTACATTCAAATGTACTAAGAGTAGGTTTACTGGTGCCCACAAAGAAGCAAAGAACGTTCATTTGTTCTACGACAAGGGCATTGATCCATTTGGTGGTTTGTTGGATGTATTGTTGCAGGCTGGAAGATTGATTCAGGGAAGTGCTGGTAACTATACAGTGGCAGAACCGTGGGCAGGTGGACAGACAATTAAGTTCAAGGCTAATAAGGAACAGAATACGGTTCCCGTGCAAACGTTGTTGGAGTGTCCTGCGTTGATTGATGCAACTGGTACAGAACAGGTTCAATATTACATCGATACGTTTGGGGCAGCTAATGATGCTGTGACTATGGATGTTGCATCTGAAATTGATGTAGCAGGCGATGAGTAATTAATTGTATTTAATACCCAACTGGACGTCCAGTTGGGTATTTTTACGTAATTAATAATTGACATTAATGGTGATATCGATTATAGTATTGAAAACAACGATTGGAACTTATTAAACATGAAATTAAATGATCTTTCTGTACTTTGTGAAGAACTCAAAAACATAATGTGCGGCCAGGAAAAACTAAAAGTTAAATATAAAAAAGACTTATTTTATAACAACTTAAACAGATCAATCCTGCAAATGCAACAATTCATTAAACATTATAAACTGAATGAACAAGGTATTGAATTGGAGCCAGATGGAACGTCTGGCATAGATTTTATTTGCCCAGAATTAGAAATTAAAAACGGCGAACAAAAGGCTCAATGGCCTAAAAACAAATCACTAACTGAAAAAGGTCTTGGTGAATTAAAGTTCGACAAACAAAATGATCCAATTCGTCGAATTCAAACACTAGAATATGACGCTTTTATGTACTCTTGTATGAAGAGAAGTGGAGATATTGTTTTTTCGCTAATTATTATCGGTAGAAAAAATGCGGAATTGCTCAATCCATTGATTGAAAAACATCAAAGTGTAAAAATTAAAGAAATAAAGCTTTATGAAAGTATTGGTAAAAGAATTCCACGCGATGATATAGGAATACCAGTATATGATATCATAAATCTACTTGATGATGAAAATATGACTATTATTTTTCAAGATAAGCCAATTTCAAAATCAGATTTTCTAAAATTGGTACATGCGAAAGTTAAAATATGATTTATAATGAAGATTGCATTGAAGGAGCCAAAACAAAAATTAAATCTGAAACTATAGATTTGGGGATTTATGACCCACCATTTGGCATCAATGAAAGTACATTTGATAAATATTATAAAAGAGACAATAAAACTTTATTAGAAGGATACGTAGAAACTAAAGTTGATGATTATTATGAGTTTTCTTACAAGTGGTTAGAACAAGCTAAAAGAATAATGAAACCAAATGGGTCAATGTATGTAATATCTGGATGGACTAATCTAAGACATATATTGAATGCGGCAGATGAATTAGATTTACAATTAATAAATCACATAATTTGGAAATTCAATTTTGGAGTAGCTACAAAGAAAAAATTTGTTACATCTCATTACCATATTTTATACATGTCGAAACCTGGTTCATCACATAAATTTAATACTTATTGTCGTTATGGATCACAAGAACGTGACAAAAAAGGGTCATTGAATTATCGAGATATTGAAGACGTTTTTGAAATTGATGATTCTTTGTATGATGATTTGGAAGATGTTTTCAAAATCAATAAAGAATTTAATCCTGGCGAGGTTAAGAACAAAAATAAATTACCAAATGCTCTTATTGAAAAACTGGTTCGGTATTCATCTGACCCAGGAGATGTAGTTTGTGATTTTTTTATGGGTAATTTCACAACAGCATTCGTATCAAAAAAACTAGGTCGCGAACCAATTGGATTTGAATTAAACAAACACAGTTTTGATTATTGGATGCCAAAACTAGATGAAGTTGAATTTGGTCGTGATCTTAAATCACTAAAATTTGTAGTTAATGAAACTCCGCCAAATCAAGGAAAGCCAATCACTGAAGAAGAAATAGAATTGATTGTAAAAGATTACGAATGCTGGATTAGTGAATCAAAAACAAAAAAAGAAGTTATGGACACTATTTGCAAAAAATATGGCAGAGGACGATTTGGAATTAAAAACATACTAGACAAATGGTTTGCAAAATAATTATCGATGTTGACATCAGAATTACTTATGATACAATTTACCTATCGCCCAATGGATGCAAAAGACAAGATGTTGAATTTGAAAAGTAATTTCTAAGTAAAATAGTTGACAAGGATGGTTAATGTGATAGAATTAGAAAAGTCGATTGCGACGACTATAAATCTTGCAAAACAACTAAAAACGAAAGAACTGAGAATTAATATGAACAGCACACAACACGAACTCGTCAAGACCCGCCCAGCAGCCAAGTTCTTCTACAAGGGAACTCACAGTCACCCAGTCAAGCGAACAGTCCTGATCACCGAGCAAGAGAAGGAATACTTCAAGGGCTATGAAGTCCGAGAGGGTGGAACGGTTAGAGACATTGAAGAGGCTCCAATTAAGAGCTTCCGTATTGATAAGATCGCGATGACGAACGAATTGCGTTCGGACAATCCACTTCGCACGAAGGTAGCAAATCCGACTCTAGAGCGGATGAGCCTTTCTCAACTAGAAAAGAACGGCATCTAAGATAAAGTTTATAATAACCACACTGATAAATCAGTGTGGTTATTATTCAGCTAACATGGAGAATTTTGTACGGGGAAAAACATAGAACCATTACTTGATCAAAAAATTAAACATCTTGAAATCTTCGAATATGTTGGAAGCAATAGAGGATTCAAAGTAAAATGTTCAAATTGTAATCAAGTTACAATCAAGACACCAAATGCAATAAAAAGATCGACCAAATGTCGAAATTGTCAATTGGTGCCAAAAGGATGGAGTGGAGCAAATCGTTTATATTCTAAATATAAAACAGGAGCCAAAAAATACGGTAGAGATTTTCAATTGACTTTCGAAGAGTTTCATGTTATTACATCAACACCATGTCATTATTGTGGCTGCTTGCCAGATCGAATTTGCAAAATAGAAAACAATCGAAAAGCAAAACCAACGCCATGGGGAGATTATATTTATAATGGAATCGACAGAATGAATAATGATGATGGATACACTTTAAAAAATAGTTTGCCTAGTTGCTATACTTGCAACAGAGCAAAATGCGAGATGACTTATGAAAAAATGATGGAGTGTATAAACAGGATTAAAAAAATATAATGCCTATTTTCATGTTAGATGTTTTGATTGGACTGAGACAGCAATCAAATGAATATTTTGATCTAATAATAGCAGACCCTCCATACAATATTGGCAAAGATTTTGGCGACTGTAAAGACAATATGGACATTGCGTCGTATCTTGATTGGTGTGATGAATGGATTGATGAATGTAAACGTGTATTAAAACCAAGTGGAACCATTTATATTTATGGATTTTCTGAAACTCTTGCCCACATCTCAGCAAGATTGAAAATTCCTCATCGGTGGCTTATTTGGCACTACGAAAACAAAACAGTACCAAAGTTAAGTTTTTGGCAACGAAGTCACGAAAGTATATTATGTTGTTGGGTAGACAAATCAAAACGAATTTTTAATCAAGACAGTGTCAGAGTTCCATACACTGACGTCTTCTTAAAGAATGCGGCTGGCAAGGTACGAAAAGGTACAAAAGGACGATACAGCCATGATGGTAAAGAGACAGTATATGAAGCAAATGAAAAAGGCGCTCTTCCTCGTGACGTGTTGAAAGTTCCTGCCTTGGCAGGTGGAGCAGGTGCTTCCGAAAGATGGTTTTTGTGTCGTTCGTGCAATCAAGCATATCCAAATAAAAAAAGGGATGAACATGAAGATCACGATGTAATTCAACATCCAACACAAAAACCTTACGAATTGACTAAAAGATTGTTGATGGCAAGTAAGCCACATGAGAATGGTAAAGTTCTTATTCCATTCATTGGAACAGGCAGCGAAGCTGCTGTAGCAGAAGATTTAGGAATGGAATATCTAGGGTTTGAAATTAATCCAGACTATGTGAAACTTGCAGAAAGTTATTTATTAAAGAGAAAAGGTGATACTTATGAACAAAACGACGACAAAGCCAGAATTGAATAAACTGAAAGAACCCGAACGTAAGCGAACGTACCACTTCCCAAATGACAATAAAGTAGAATTGAATAATGTGACGCATTTACCCGTCTTCGGAGCCGAAAGCCCCTACATCGCTAGATGCTGGTAGGCAAAGCGACCGAGCGGAGCGAGGGAGACTGCCTACCAGCCCTTTAGGGTAGGGGATGAAGGCGATACACTAAAGATTAACTCATTCTTGAAGCAAAATCAAGCACCGTTAAAACAAGACAAACGCACCGTCCCCTAAAAATTCGGCTCAAAATCAAATTTCCTTGCTCAAAAATCGTCGCACACCACTATATAAAGTGTATGACAAAGAAAAAGAACGTAGCCGATAAGGTTTTGTCCATACGAGTACCAACCGAACTCTTCGATAAGTTCAAAGCACTCTGCGACCAGAACTACAAAACTATGAGCGACACGCTTCGTGACTTCATTCGTGACTACGCCAAGCAAGGAAATAAGTGAAGCACCTGTATTCCTGCAAACTGAGGTTGTCACCAACCACTCAGCAAGAAGTATTGCTCGCCAAACACTTCGGCTGTGGCAGGTTCGTGTTCAACCACTTCCTCGATAAAAGGATACAAGAATACAAAACAAACAACAAATCACTCAAACGAAGCGACAACGAAAAAGAACTGCCAACACTCAAGCAAGCGTTTCCTTGGCTCAAAGAAGTCGGAAGCCAAAGTTTGCAATACGCAGTCGAATGCTTGCAACGTGCATACGATAACTTCTTCCGCAAGGTGAAGCAAAAGATCAAAGGCAAGAAAGGTTTCCCACGGTTCAAGAAACGACATGCTAAACAATCCTTCCGTGTCAAACAAAACATCTACATCATTGACGACAAATTAGTGATGCCGAAGTTTTTGGAAGGTATACCTGTCGTCGAACATCGCAAAGTAGAAGGTGATATACAGTTCGCCACGATCAGCAAGAATAAGGCAGGACAATATCATGTTTCAATCACAGTCGAGCGTGATATTCAACCGTTGTCAGAACGAGCAGAAGTTGTGGCTTACGACCTGAACGTGCATGGGATGGTGGACAGCAATGGTAACACTGAAGTCAATCCTCGTCCTGCGAAGCAATTTGCGGCACGGTTGAAGTTGTTGCATCAGGAAGTATCGAGAAGTGAGAAAGGTGGTAATGGGAGGACGAAGGCGAAGCGTAAGTTAGCGAAGTTGTACTTGAAGGTACACAACAAGCGTGAAGATCATTTGCACAAGTTGAGTCGTCGCATCATTAACGAGAACCAAGTTATTGTTGTCGAAGACAACTCTGTGAGTGACATGCTTGCGAAGACCAAGCCTGACGATAGGGATGAACCACGATGGAAAGAGCGAAAACGGCATAAGGACATTGCCGATTGTGGTTTCTACTCGTTTGTGCAGAAGTTGATGTACAAAGCAGTTTGGTATGGTCGTGAGTTGGTGAAAGTTAGTCGTTGGTATCCTTCGTCTCAGTTATGCAACAAGTGTGGTTGGCGTAATCGTGAGTTAAAGCCAACTGAACGTGAGTGGTGTTGCTGGAACTGTTGGGAGAACAACCAGCGAGATCATAACGCTGCTTGTAACATATTGAATGAAGGATTGAGGATCAGAACTCTCGGAACGAGAGGGATAGCCGCTTGCCCTGATGTAAGACCCGCTCTGAGTGGGCTATTGGTTGGAGCGGAAGCCCCGCCCCTTTAGGGGCGTGGGTAGTTCACTAATCCGTTCCTCTGGAACACATCGCCTGATGACAAGCGATGGGCGCAAGTGGATTGTTCCTACTGGATGGCTTGCAGTTGAATTAGACGTAGATGAATGGACTTTGTAATGAAATACATTGTAACATTTCAGAATAAGAATAAAGGCAAATTTGAATTGGTGCAAAACGCACAACAATTTGTCGCGGAGAACTATTCAGAGTTTATTCTTTGTAATGATGACGCTGACAGTAGAAACGGTTATCGTTGTCGTTACCTTTGGGGCGGTTATCCAGAAGGTGTTGAGATTTTTATTATACAGGAATTGAAATGAAAAATATCCATTTAGACATGGTTCGTGTAACTGAAGCCGCAGCCGTGTCTGCCTCAGAACAAGTAGGACGTGGCGATAAAAATGCCGCTGATAAGGCTGCAACTGATGCGATGCTTGATCGACTTGCACGCATTGATTTCTGTGGACAGATTGTCATTGGCGAAGGAAAAAAAGACAATGCTCCTGGTTTATTCAAAGGTGATGTCGTAGGTGGATTGGCTGGATTCGTAGAGCCATCATATGACATTGCGGTTGATCCGATTGAAGGCACAACACCAACCAGTCGCGGTGGATATGAAGCAATGAGCGTTATGTCGATAGGTTATCGCAATAGTCTTTTTAGTTCTGATGTATTCTACATGAAAAAACTGGCACTCGGTCCAGACTTAGTAAGATTAAATGTTAGCATCAGTGAACCGTTGTCTGATATTGTCCAGAAGGTCAGTGATTTTACTGGTAAACAACATCATAGAATTACTGTATGTTTATTAGACCGCCCAAGACATAAAGAATACATTAATACATTGAGAGCATTTGGTTGTCGCATCAGATTAATCTCTGATTGTGACGTGTCAGGCGCAATAGCATCATGCGTGCCAGAGAGTGGCATAGATTTCTATTACGGCGTTGGTGGCACCCCAGAGGGCGTAATCACCGCAGCAGCCCTCAAGTGCATGCGTGGACGATTTGAAGGCATTCTGTGTGAACCTAATGGCTCACTAATCAATGATCAGGTTCTTCAGATGGAGGATTTGGCTAAAGGTGATGTTGTGTTCTGCGCAACAGGAATCACGGATGGAAGTTTGTTGAAGGGAGTTAGGTTTCCAGGCGGTAAGGCTCGTACTCATAGTGTATTAATGAGAAGTGAGAGCGGCACAGTGAGATGGATAGAATCAGTACATGGAAATTAAGGAATTGAAATGCGAGACATTGAATTGACAGAACAACAATTGAGAGAAGTTATTGGAGTGCAAGAAAGGAAAGAAGTTGCAGGTGGTTGGAATGGACCAGTTAACGAAAACATAATTGGCGAACAAAATTATTGTAGAGGTTTGCTGGTTTATACTGTGGATGTTGGTCAAATGCCTCCATTAAAAGCAGAAGCATATATATCCAGGCTCAAAGAGCAACATAAAGAGTTGAACGATAGATTGAGAAGATCAAATATTGAATCTATTTATATTGCATCTAGAACTCACGGAACAACAGTTCAATATATTGAACTTGATTGAGATACATACTTGTATGAAAATACATTTGTATACACTTGCATGGAACGAGATTAATCTCGTTCCATTCTTTTTGCATTACTATGCTCCTATTTGCGAAAAAATAATTGTATTTGATAATGGCTCTACAGATGATTCGATGCAATTATTAAAGTCAGAACCAAAAGTAGAAATAAGATCATGGAATCCAGATGGTTCTATATGCGAAAATGCGGCGAAACTAAAATCAACTGTATGGAAAGAATCAATCGGTCAGGCGGATTGGGCAATTGTTATTGATTTTGATGAGTTTGTATATCATCCTAATTTGATAGATTATTTATCCAATTTAGATTCAGATGTAATGGCAATACAATCAATTGGGTATGATATGGTTTGTGATAGTTTTCCTACGTATGATGGCAAATGTTTAACTGAGATTGTTCGTAATGGAGTGCCTAACCATTACTACAACAAAGTTTCATTGTTTCGATTGAATAAAATGTGCAGTTTTGATTATGTTGTTGGCTGTCATGGAATTTGTAAATCTGAATTTTATATTGTTTATCCTAATGCACAAGATATAAAAATGTTTCATTATCGTTATTTGGGTAGAGATGAGACTTATGAAAGATATCAAAGACTTGGGGAAAAATTAAGACCAAACGATATCAAAAAAGGATATGGACATCAATACTTTGTAGACAAGAAAAAATTTGATCAAGATTTTGATGACAACATAAATAATTCTAAATCTATATGAAAAATATTGTTTGTTTTGGTGGTGGCAATCATGTATCTCCTTGTATTGACGCAATACAAAAACAAGGAATATACAACATTGTCGGAATAATTGATTCTGAAAAAGAAATTGGAATTGAAGTTTCGGGATACAACATCATTGGAAGACAAGAAGATTTAATGTCTTTGATTGAAGAGTATAAAATTGATGCAGGGGTGATTACAGTTGGAGACAACTGGAGTCGAAAAACAATTTATGATAGTGTTATCAATCAATGCAATGATTTTCAATTTGGCAATGTGATTCATCCAACTGCGGTAATAGGAAAAAATGTTGAGATTGGATTTGGTGTAGTTATATTGTCTTTGTGTGTGATTGATGTGAATTGCAAAATAGGAAATTTTACTCTTTTTATCAATGGCGCAATTATATTACATGATTGTCAAATCGATGAATTTGCTAGTATTTCTGCTGGTGCGACTTTAGGTGGAAGAGTCTCTGTTGGTAAATTTTCGGCTATCGCGTTAGGTACAACAGTAGTTGACAGAATAACAATAGGAGAAAATACCGTTATTGGTTCTGGGTCATTAGTAATGAAATCACTTCCTGATAATGTTTTGGCGTATGGAAGTCCAGCAAAAATTATAAGAGACCGACAGTTAGGCGAGAGATTTTTGTCTTAGTCGTTTATTGCGATGAAATTTACGTATGGGATGATCATAAGTTTTGATCGGGTGCATAATAGAAGCTTGCAGATACTCTTCAGTTTTCAATTCTTTGCTCAATTCAGGTTTCCATCGAATTGGATAGCGACGATAATTACCAACTTGATAAAATCCAGTCCAGTTGTCTTTCCAATTGGCGAATTGTTGAACGTCGCCGCCCCAATGATTTGCTAACGTAGGCATCATATGTTCTGTAACATCCCAAGCAGAATAACCTGGAAAAAATCCATACTGGAAGTTATTCGTTCGAGATAATAGATTTTCAAGGAAGTTTTCTTCCATGAGTTTTTTTACGAACACTTTGTTGTAAAACAAACACGCACCAAACAAATATAACATTTCATTGAATTTTGTTTTTAGTATCTGTTCAACTAATTCTAATTTGACTGATTGATTTCTCCGCAAGTCATTGCCAATCATCCACACGTTATCATCTTGAGCTTTGGTTAGATCATCCCGAAACGCAGAAGACCCGACAAGAGCATCGTAATCAGTGAAAAGAAACCAATCGGAATCTGGCCACTTGTTGTAAGCTCGTAATAATCCTAATGCAAAATTTCTATAGGGTGAACGCTTGCATCCGTGACGAAATCCTTTGATGCTATCAACAGATAGTTTGGATATGTCTAATTTGTCATATCCAACATCATCAATGACGAGAAGAACCCGATCAGTCATATAAGTAGTGATTGATTCAACTGTGTCTAAAGTTACATTGAGTTGACTAGGAGTGTTGACTATTGCAGTAATCTTCATGAACATAAAATAGCGAAACTATAATACTTGTATGAGTGATACGCCAAAGAAACAACGATTTGTTGTCAAGACACATTTTGACCCTAAGATTGGGATTCATCACAAGGATATTTTTATTGACGACAAGTTATTTCCGTATGAAATTGATCAAGCGTCATTGATGGAAGCTAAAAAGATGGGACCGGCGGTGTTTATGCAAGTGCAAATGGATATTCAAACCCATTTGCTGAAAAGTCTTTCAGATTTTACTGGTCGGGAAATTACAGCACAATCCTTGATGGCAGCTACTAGGACTGGCTGGATTTAATCTTGTTTGGCGACAAGACGATACGTTCCAGGCTTTTCTTTTTTGAGTGTGTGTCCTTGTGCAGTCATTTCGCGTCTTGCTCGTGTGAAATGACTATAAAGTTTAACCTTGTTGATCGTCGGGAATTTACTCTCCAAGTCGCCAGCGCACACCAAATGACCAGCAAGTAGAATGGATTGAACGTATTCTAATACGAGTTTGCCTTGTTCTAGGTTGGAAATTCGCACTTCACTATTTTTTTTTAGCGTTGCGACCAATTTGGTCTCCACAATTTCATAGTCCGGAACTATTTCGGTTGTGGATGGAGTGCAAATGGATTTTGCCAAATCTCCAAGATCAAGAACTTCAACTTGTTCTTTCATTTTGACAACCGATATTTCTGCCTCGAATGTACGTCCAAACTCAATCAGGCAAGGAAAGTGTTTTTCTTCAGTAAAAAAACAACGATTGTCTGGCGTCTTGAGAAGAAGACATTTGCTTGCCAGTTTTTTTGGTTTTTCTTTTTTGATGCGCGGGGTCTTGGTTGGCACCGAAGTACGGATAATTGCCATGGTTGCTCCTGGGTACAATTTTAGACGTGATTGTAACGTTTTGATATTGATTGTACAAGTCCAATAAGATACCTTTAGTGCATAAAGAGAATTGACGTTGAATAGATACTTCTCGGTCTGATATGATGCAGTCACAAACAGGGAGAGATAATGGGCGAACCAATCAAGAAAAGCGGCAAATTACCTTACTTGAGCTTCACTTCAGACCGACGCTTCGGCATTGAACTGGAGATTTTGGCTTTTGATGGGAAAAACCGCCCCGACCAAGGTCAAAAACCCGCTGGTATCGACTATGTCGGTATGCTAGTGGCACGCCACAGCACAGAAGGCGTGGATATTCGCGATTGGGAACACACGCACGGAAACGACGTGTGGGTTCTCAAGCCGGACAGTTCTTGCGGAATGGAAGTTTGCACACCCGTCTTCAAGGGGTGGAGCGGACTAAAACGGTGCTGCGAAGTCGTTCACGCGATTGGCGCAGACCCCAAAATCAAGGTGGATCAGCGTTGCTCTGTTCACATTCACGTTGAGGTTGCCGATCTGGAACCAGCAGAGATTGCGTCTGTTATTGCACACTGGTTCAAGGTAGAGCCATTGTTCATGGATTCGGTTCCGCCAACCCGAAAGAGAAATCGGTACTGTCAGTTCATGGGAATGACGAATCTCGTGCAGCACGACACCAAGATGAGTGCCGCTGACCTGATCAAGCGTGTGGGGAATGTTAAATATTATTCTCTAAACACAAACCAGTACCTTCGCAACAGCCGAAAAACACTGGAATTTCGCATCATTGAGGGCGATGGCTGCAAGGATGCGTATTTGATTAAGAACTGGACCCGTTTGCTCATTCACTTCATTGAAATGACTCGGAAGAAACCATTCCCTGCGGCATACGAAGAAAACGACCCGTGGTCATCTTTCTGCTGGTTGGACACAGAAGATGTGTTCCGATTGCTTGGGTTCTCCAACAACCCAGAGGAATATGAATTATCACCCGGATTGACGCAGACTCGTAACTGGTTCCTTGCCAGACTTCAAAAACACATGTCGAAAGATGTGGAAACTGGACCGCGATTCTTTGCTTACAAAGAACTCCAAGAAATGTTGGCAAGATTTGCCGCAGCAGGAACGGTAATTACGCCCGAACATCACCTGACTCCAAGTGATCTGATAGAACAACTTTTCAACGAAGAAACTCGAAACTGAGGTTCCCATGCAGTACGTTGGATTTGCAACATCTCGTAGTGGCAATGTATACTTGCGTAAGGATGGTTCTTGGGCATCCCCCAAGATCATCCAACCTGGAACTCTGGCGTTATTCAACAATGTGTTGGATGCGCTTCGAGCAATCAATTTCGCTAACGAGAATATTCCATGTCAGCGTGTTGCTGAGTACAATCCATTGATTTTCAGGAAAGAATAATGCAAAAGTTGATGAAGGTTGCTCCGTACTACAAAAATTACAACCAAAATGTCGGCAAAATCAAATCAATTGCCGATAATTTGGTTCACATTAATGTTAATGCTGGACGTAACAAAAATCCAGAAATGAAAATTCCAATTACTGGATGTTATCAATTCACACCCAAAGTCGATGATCGCGTTTTGTTGAGTGTGAATGAAGAAGATGGTAGTTTTGTATTAATTAAATTAACAAAAGAAAGATCGAAATAAATGAATGAAATGATTGAAATTGTATATCCAAGTGCTATTTACGTACCTACATTGGAAAATGTGCCGCCAATTAATTTTCCTGAAACGCCTCCAATGCCAAATTTGGTACATCTAACACTAGATGATTCACGGAGAAGGGCGGCGGAAGCCCCTACATCGTAGATGCTGACTGGCGTACTCGCCAGTCAGCCCTTTAGGGTAGTGGGTAAGCCGCCCATAGGACAAAATATTGCAAAAGTAATTGTTACATACTCTAATAGTATTGGGTTACAGTCAAGCAACCTATTGGCGTCCGTCGTACTTGTTTTCAAGTACCGTGTCGTCCGGCGTGAAACGCCGGACACGGTTCGGTCCAACACGAAATTTGGAATGCCAAGCCCCGACCCTTTAGGGTCGTGGGTACTTGACACAGGCAAAGTCAGATTCGTGAACTGGCGTATTACAAATGGATTGCTGCTGGTTGTCCTGTATGTGATGGTTGTGACTTCTGGTTTGAGGCAGAAAACGAGTTTGACCATGCGGAAAATTTGGAATTTTTGAATGTACAAGCTGACTCGTAAAGTTTCTTTATCGATATGGTCAACAATATTTTTGTTTGGTATTATAGAGAGTTATCTGAATAACTGGAATACACCAGGAGGGGCAGTATTTATGCTAATTCTCTGGTGTGTTGTAATTTTGGGACGTGAATGATGTCAGAATCAATTCTGTATCAAATTACGGATCAGGAGTGGTCAACGCCTGATGGACACAGGTGGGGACCAGGAACTTTATGTAATGCTCGTCCCGAATCCACATCTACAGGTTGGATTCGGGTAAATCAATTGTCTGAGCATTTAAACAAGCCAAAAAAGTTAAAGTTAATTCCAGGCTATCGACACTCAATTCTTGCATCTCTCTTATTTCGCGCACATATTAGTATTGATAGTCCTGTGCTTTGGGAATCTCGTGGTGAAGTCGTCGAAGAATCTGTTGATGGTAGAGTGTATTGTGAATGGATGAGACCAAAAGAAACAGTAAGATTGCCCAAGATTAGTGATTACACAAGAATGAAATTTGGGTTCGGGGCAGTTTCTAAAGTTTATAAAGACCCAAAATTTCAAGACTATATCTTGGACTGGATTGGTGGTGATGCTCGTGAAAGTGGCAGAGCCAAAACATTCATTGAAAGCACGAGAAAAGACATACGCAAGGATGAGAATGGGTATTTTGCTGACGGTGAATCAGTAGCTGCTTTTGCTGCAAACTGGATGTGTTACGCAGCACAAACTTTTTCGGACATCAATGCAATAAATACAGGTGGACGACTTGTTGAAACCTGGACAGCAAATGCGGCAGTTGAAGCAAATCGTGCTGCCTTTATGATGAAAAAGAATTTCAGTCTAGAAAATATTGCTGAGTTAGTGATGACAGCAAGGTAAAACTATGCAAATCTGTCGTTTGGATAAACACGTAAGAGAAATGAAAGCACTTGCACTTCAATTAGTGCCACATAGTTTTCCTATTAAGTCACCACAAGATGAGGAAATTATATCTTGCTTGAAACAACGAGAAATTGTAGTTGACGGATATGATTTATTAGTGTATTTTAATAGGTGTCGTTACTTAGATATAGAGTTGGAAAGTTTACAGGTATTTGGTAAGTATCATACATTCTTGCCATTTTCTTTGGTTTGCAAGGTTGCAACTCAGTTTTTAGATGATAAAGAACTTTCTTTCATTGAAGTTATGCACAACCGCAAAGGCGTAGCGGACGAGTTCGCCAGGAAAATATACGTTTGGACCGTATATTACAAGGATAATGATCCTGTTCCGAGTCCATTTATAACCAAGTTTACACCTTGCGTATATGAAGGATTGAGGTATTCTCATGTCGATAGAAATCAAATAGCATTCTTTTAAATAAAGAACTGACCTTGAGTTTGAATGTGGTTAATTTCCCCGTTTGGATTCAGGAATAGTTCACTTGTACCAATAACGGTTCCGGAATCGCGAGAAAACGAAAATTCAGCCCATATGATAAAACCATCATTTTGTGGTTCAAACCTGGATAATTTGAGTTGCGTACCGCGTTGTTTTATTTTCGTTTTGGTAATCGGATATGTAATGTCTCGGGCGCAGCTGAGTACATAAGATAGGAGCTTTGTGATATCCATAAAGCTTGCCCACTGCGATAATAGTAATTCTTCAAATTTATCTTTACGTATCAAGTTTTGCATATAAGTCAGGGGATCAGATGAAAAAGTTCAATGATGTTCTAAAAGAGTATGTCCGGCGGCTAAATGACGATGATCTGAAGTACATTGGGATGCGACTCGCCAATAGACTTGGCGGCGATCTGGGAGAAGCTGTAGAGGTAGTCCAACGACAACCAGAAATGGACCGTTGGCTCTCTAGTGCAACCTCTGCCGATGACTTCTTCAATATGGTGGACCAAGTAGATAGCTACGTCCAACTCGAAGTCAAAAAGAGGTTTGGCAGCTATGAGCCGAAAGAAAAAACGAAATCGCGCTAATCAGAAGCAGCAAAACCAACAACAGCAGCAAAAACCGGCGCAAAAACCGGCACAACAAGTCCGTCGATACATAATTCCACTCGCTGAGTGGAAGAAATACGAAAGGTTTAAAGACCGTCAAGATAATATTGATGAAGCGCTAAGCGATCTGCAAGAAAACTGGGGGAACCTCGTCCAGAATATTCAGACCGCTTACGGTCTTATTGACTCAGATTTTGAAGAGATCAATGACAACATTATCAGAGTATCAGACATTATTCGTGGCATTGAAGGACCACGAAAAAGTCGTCGCAAAGTCTATCACGACACCCCAACGGGACCAATCCCCTTAGTCAACCAGAGACCAAAAAAGAAATACGAAAATATGGTCGCTGAAATAATCATCGAAGATATCAGCGATGACGGAAGTTTATAATGTTTATTATCTGCAACACAGATAGATAAATATGTGAACAAAAAAATCTACAAACGATTAATGATAGCAGGTTTAGTCCCCTGGAGACAAGATGTTCTGAAACCCAAACGAAGAGTTACCGACGAAGACAAACTTCTTAGGGACGGTTGGGTTCACGTTAATCCCGACGCTCTGCTGCGTTGGAAGAAACAAGATTGGGTTCTTCTGTACAAAATAATAGACCAAAAACCCAAACCACTGCCAGGATTTGACATTATTGACTTGATCCAAGTTCAAGATATTTACGGTAACAAAATTCAATATCAATACATCGAGTTTATGGCAGTTAATGGTGATGGACACGCTGAATTATATGCGTATGGTAATTTCATCAAAGGTGACACCAAACCGTATTTGATGAGAGGACGGCAAGTTATCAGACTTGACAAATAAGGAGCATTTATGCCGATGTTAGATGAGGCAAAAAAACAACTTGAGGCAGCATACCCTTTTGCTGAAATTGATCCGGAAAGTTGGGAGCGACTTCAATACCCGCAAAAAACTCTTCAATGCGCAATTCCAATGCGACACGACGACGGGTCGCTCAAGATGTATAAAGCTTATAGATGTCAATACAACGACACTCTTGGACCATGTAAAGGTGGCATCAGATTTCACCCCAAAGTTGACCGCGATCACGTAGAAGCTCTGTCATTCTGGATGACTTTCAAATGCGCCTGCGTGAAATTGCCATACGGAGGTTCCAAAGGTGGAATATGCGTTGACGCCAACTCACTCAGTCACCGCGAACTGGAACGCATTAGCAAAGCCTACATCGATGCCTTCATTGACTTTATCGGACCAGACACAGACATCCCTGCACCTGACGTAGCCACTGACGAACGAGTTATGGGCTGGATGTACTCCGAATACCGCAAGATCAAGGGTGGACACCCTAAAGCCGTCATTACGGGGCTTCCCGTCGCTCTGGGGGGCATAGAAGGACGAAACTCAGCCACAGGCTACGGCGCTTACTATTGCCTTGAACACATCATGGAACGCCAATCCGAACTCAAGTTTCGCGCTTCCTCACCTGTCACCATCGCAATTCAAGGATTCGGAAAAGTTGGTTATTGGTTCTGTGAAAAACTTGCTCGAAAAGAAACATTGTGCAATCGCATCATTGCCGTCAGTAATGAATACGGCGGTGTATACATGGACCCCAAAGGTCCAGAATTTGATGCTGATTTGGCACTGAAATCCTTACAAGATTCAAATTGGCGTAATTGGGGACAAGGAACATTGATTACTAACGATGAATTACTTGCCCTTAAATGCGATGTTTTGGTGCCTGCGGCTATTGAAAACGTATTGACGAAAAATAATGCTGATAAAATACAAGCCAAAGTCGTTCTTGAACTAGCAAATGGACCAACCACCAATGAAGCAGACGCAATTTTGAACGACAAGGGAATTGTCGTCGTCCCTGATATTTTGGCTAACGCTGGAGGCGTGGTCGTATCCTACTTTGAATGGCTCCAGAACCGAAACGCACAGCAAAGGACAGCAGAAGATGTTGACAAGGGATTGCGACAAATGATAAACTATGCAACAGAACGTACAGTAACCAGAATGGATAAGTACAGAATTCCATCTCTCAGAACTTCTGCCTATGCTTTGGCACTGAAACGTATTGGTGCAGCAAATGAATGCTTGGGCACAATGGACTATTTCAAACGATAAAAAAATGAGATACACTTTACAAGTTCGCACACGGCTTTCAAATCATCATGAACATTTTATCAAGTTAGAAAACTTGTTGAAACAAATTGATGCAATTATCACTTATGTTTACAACGGATCAAGCTTGGTTTTCGCTAAAAATGAAGGCGAAATTCCAGAAATACATTCTCAAGTCGTACTGACTGTTTATGATGATTCAGAAATATTGTGTCCTGTTAGCGAAGGTGGCACATGGAAAGTCTGGGATGACTACGTAAAAAATAAAGTTTAGCATTGACACATAATCGATAATCTGTTATAACTCTTGTTCAACAAGAGTTATTTTCATTTAATGAGAGCCATGATAACAAAAATTACTGACACTAAAGACTTAGTAAAAACATCGAAATACAAGCACGGCAAGTTTCCTTTTGAACACTTCAATCCAGTTCAAAGTAAAGTTTTTGAATATTATGACAAAGATAACAATTGCATAATTGCATCATCAACAAGTAGCGGAAAGACGATTTGTTCAGAATTGTTTATTGGCGATGAAATACATGGAAAAGGCGGCAAAGCCATGTATCTCGTGCCATTACGCGCACTCGCCCAAGAACGCCTGGATGACTGGGAAGGACCAGATTGTCACTTGGGCAAACTCAGGGTTTCCGTCTGTACGGGTGATTACAAACTAACAGCAAGTCGTAAAGCCGAACTGGACAGCTCTGATCTGATTGTAATGACAAGTGAAATGTTGAACTCCAGAACAAGAAACCATCGCAGTGAATCAAGCGAATTTCTCAAAGCAGTCAAAACTTTGGTAATCGATGAAACACATCTTATCGCGAGCAGTGGTCGTGGAGATCATTTGGAATCAGGGTTGATGAAGTTCAGTGAAATCAATCCAGAATGTCGATTGATAGGTCTTAGCGCAACTTTACCCAACGTCACAGAAATAGGCGAATGGTTCAGCAAATTGAACGGAAAGCCAACAATTGTGTTGGAGTCCAAGTACCGTCCTTGCCCACTCAATATACATTACGTCAAGTATAACGAAGTGTCATTTGGATATGAAAAGAATGAGGAAGAGAAAGTTCGTCAAACAATCAAGATTGTTGAAGAACATATGACTGATAAGTTCCTCTTGTTCGTTCACACAAAAAGAACTGGAGAAATGCTGCACAGCGTCCTCAAAGAACGTGGAATTCAATGTGAATATCACAATGCTGATCTGACCAAGGAGAAGCGAGTCAGTATTGAAAATAGATTCCGAGAAGACCCAAAGTTGAGGTGTCTTGTTGCTACATCTACTGTCGCCGCTGGAATTAACGTTCCTGCAAGACGTGTCGTTGTGGTTGGCGTTCATCGCGGACTCAGCGAAGTGGAAACTCAAGACATATTGCAAGAATGTGGACGCGCAGGACGACCGCAATATGACCCGCAAGGAGACGCATACGTATTACTTCCCTCCAAGACATTCGATAAGCAAAAAACACGTCTTGAATCACAATCTCCAATTCAATCACGAATCGGTGAAGGTAAGTGTTTGGCATTCCACCTAACCAGCGAAGTACATCATAGAAACATTCAGAGTGATAATGATGTACATGATTGGTATGAACGTAGTCTTGCTCATCATCAAGCCAAAGAACTCAATAGTAATGTTGTAACAGAGGTAATGAACGGGTTGACTCGATGTGGCGCAATGGTTGAAGATGAAGGCGTTTACGACGTTACTTCTATTGGAACAGTAGCGAGTATGTTTTATTACTCACCATTTGATGTTTCTGACTTATCAAGAAACTGGACGAAAGTGTTTGAAAAAGACAAATCTGCTGATGATTACTGGATCAGTATGGCATTGGCGAATATTGACAGTCACAGAATGGGAATTACGAGTTCTGGTGATAGAGAAGAAATGTCTAAGTACGGTTTGAAGTTAGAGGCGTGCGAAAAGGTGTTGGGTGGTAGCCGTAGTTTTATGGATGGAGCAGTCAAGATCGGCTGTTGCTATTTCAACATGCTTAAAGGTTATAACAGTTTGGTCATGGGAGCAGTCCAGCGTGGGTTACAGATGGATTGCGAACGAGTAATTGAGGTATTGTGCGCACTCGATCAAATGACCGGGAAGTGGCATCAACGTGAATATTTCCGAAGGCTTTATCTGAGGTTGCTGTATGGAGTTGAGGAAGAGATGGTTGATATTGTTCGTTTGAAAAATATAGGAAAAATTAAAGGAAAGCGATTGTGGGATGCTAACTTAAGATCACTAGACAAGATTTCAGGCAATGTACTTGGCATCATCAAGGCTCTTAATTGCAGTAAATTGATCGCAGAAGGCATTTCCGAAAATGCGAAAGAATTGATCAAGAATGACAAATACCTCTAAACTAATCAATATGAACATAAAGATTTTCAGCAGAAAAAACCTAGTTAAGTTTTTACAAAGTGAAACTGGATATGATGTTATTGTCATCACAGAACCAGATGAAACCTACTTATTGGAAGACATCAAAAAGTTGACATCTGGAGAACTGCTGCATTTAGAATTTGATGACGTTGAATTTGATTCAGAACAAATGCGGACGAGATGGAGTCCTCCACAAACTCACCACGTTACAGAAGCTTTGTTTTGGGCAACAGGAAGAGATAATATTGCCGTTGCTTGTATGGCTGGCGTGTCACGCAGTTCAGCAATAGCTTACGCTATATTGTCATCTCGTGTAGGCGCAGTAGAGGCTGCAAATTGTTTGGAATATGGCAGGCACAGACCAAACAAACTAATAACAAAAATTACTGAAAATATACTTAACGACCCACAGATAACTTCAATCACAGATAGTTATAGTAATTACATAGATGATGTAATTATCTTCTCTGAAAAGCGAAAGCCATAATGTTTTCTCGCCCAGAACGCATTTCTGAGTCTGACATTTCAATTAAACTATATCCTATATCGTTCATGTATCCTTTCAGACCATGAACTGTATAGTAATAGTAATGTTCGTTCTTTCGGTAATGTTTACTGAATCTGACTTTTGTTAAATCATTGAAAATTGGGACTGCGATAAAAACATACATTCCTGATCGGAATTTATTCAATAAGTCAGTTGGTTTTGGAATGTGTTCTAGAGTATCCCACAGTGTAACTCCTTCAATAACATCTGGCACGGATTCGTATGGATCAACCCAAATTTTGCGTTCCTTGAGCCAATCAATCGCTATTGGATTAATGTCAAATCCGTACATGGTCGCATGTGATTTCTTGATGAATTCACCACTGCCGACACCAACGTCAAGAATAACTTTGCAATACTTGTGAGAAAGGTCAATACGACCTTTGTTTATTCCATTGCTGATTTCTGTGTCTTCATATTCAATGTATTTATCGAAATAAGATTCTCCATATTCAACGGAAGTAGTCATATCTCTTTGATACATAATATCATTATTGATACAATAATTCAATTCGCCAAATTGAACGTAGTTATATTTACCAATTACATCATCCATTGATATCCATTCACTCAGTTGTTTCTATGTATCCATTTTTTCCGTCAGACCACATTCTCATTTGCTTGACTTCAATTACGGAATCCATTTCTGATTCTAATTTCGCTCGGAAATATGGTTCTTTATTGTCAGACAGAGTATGTTCTAGATCGCTTTGAATTTCACGATCAACCCGCTCCCAATGACAACTATCACTAGCAATAACAGGCAATTCATAATGTTCGCCACGCACAATAATCGTTACCAAACAAGTACCTTCAGATTCATTAAATAGTTTGCAATTTTGACAAATTCTTTCCACGTTTTATTCTTTCATCCTTCATTACTACAGGTTCAGGATACATTTTGGTATTCATTGGACCTTTGCTGAATAATTGTCTTGAAAATCCAGCAACTTGACCTGAATCAGTAGTTTCTGTTGTCTTGAGTTCTTCTTGATGAATCCATTTACTAAAACTTTCCATTACATCATCCCCCCGCCGCCACCAATCCTAAGTGACATTGTATCCATTCCTTGAAACGTTTGAGGCTTCTGAAGACCGTCAAAATCATCTTTACTTATCGTTACTTCAATTCTTCCTGTGATCGTTGACTTGTCTAAGTCAATTTCATCGTCCGGATCATCATAATCCGATTCATCGTCAGGCTGACCGTCTTTTGGAACGTTTGTTAATGTGACAGAATCATCATCAAACTCCTTTACATAAAACATAGTTGGTTCTATAATTTTATGATTTCCTAATTTGACGTTACTAAGAAGTAACGGCATCATAGTCCAAAGTTTCTTGGACACTCCCAAAACTTTTTTTGCTTGGGATTGAAATGAATCCGGTTCTTCTTTATCTTTATTATCTTCATCTCCATATGTTTCGACAAACATTTTGAATCCGATGAATAGGTTGCTTGACATACAATATCTACGTTTCTAATTCTAATTTAGATTATGTTTCACCCAGATTGGCCAAATGCCGCTCATCCTCTTCAAATAGCGTCTAATACGCAAGATAAAGAATTGCGTGCAATATCAATACTTGATACATTCGTCTGTAGGAGGCTCACAGGGTTGAGTTTCTTTTGTGAAGATGAAGACGTAACCAAACAGGCATACATCAGAGGGGCAAAATCTACCCCTCCTTATGATGTTGTTGTATTGTACGACGTGTTAGATCACAGCCAAAATCCAGTTGAAGACTTGTTAAAGGTTGAGTCACTTTCTAACTCAAATACGAAAATTTATGTAAGATGCCACCCATGGTGTTCCCCTCACGGAACTCACCTATTCCAGTTAAATAAAGCATATGCACATCTTGTTTATCCAGAACTGGGTGGAAAGTTTACCCAAAAGATAATTCACCCAATTCCCACTTATCGCAAATGGTTCAGTGATGCTGGGTTTTCAATAGTCACACACAAAGAAACTTGCTGTGATGTGCCTAAATTCTTTGAATCACCAGAGATCGCAGATAAGATCAAAGTGCATTGGAAGGACAGTCCTGATCCAAAATTGAGATCAGGAGAGTTGTTTCCAACCCAATCAATGTGTCAAGTATTCAGGGATTATGTGCTTTCATCCAATCGTTTTTGACTTACCGCAGGGCAAGCCCTGCGGATTCTTCATTCGTTGACCGAACTTGCTACCAACTTCTCTCTTGATAGTAGAGGTTCAATCTCCTGAAGCGTAGATTCGGGCTTGTCCAGCCCTATTTCT